CAGCGCCTCTGTTACCGGATGCCGTTGCAGCGCCTTGATAACCGGATGCCGTTGCAGCGCCTTGATAACCGGATGCCGTTGCAGCGCCTCTGTTACCGGATGCCGTTGCAGCGCCTTGATAACCGGATGCCGTTGCAGCTTCATTGTCGCCAGTAACATAAAATTGTGGCTCTTTTGACCATTTAGCACGGTCGAAAACAAACTTAACGGCAGCTTTTGTCAAGCTTTCAAGAGTAATTTCTGCGCCTATATGAATTTTTGAGCAAGCAACTTTTGTATCGTAGTCATGTTTAGAAATTTTTCCCGATCCTTGAACTGTTGTGAATCTATTACCTGAAGGCGGATAGTAACTGAACACATCTAAAGGATGCTCACAAAAATGAAATCCGCGTTCACAGGCTTTTATATCTCCATCTAGTTCATAATCTTTCCCTGTTTCGTATTGATGATCCCTGCATTTTAAATCTTTATCATAGCCCTTAAAGCCATGTATTACTTCCTGTTGTTCAGGCTGAGGTTTTTTCTTGGACATTTTATTGTGTTTAATTGGTTTATGGTTATGCTTTATTTAGCGCCTAACTTGTATTTAGATTTACAAGACTTGCATTTCAGCCAGTTATCGGCTAATATTTTCAATTCGCCATCACAGACCGGGCATTTTGTTAAAACTTTCGCTTTCTGATTTTCCATGATTATGCTTTATAATAAGCCTGGAATCTTACCACGCATTAATTAGTTGGTAGATATTGCATTTCAGATTTTAAATAACTCAGCATTGACCTTAAAGCGTCTATAGCGTGAGAAATGGATCTTGATTGCCTTTCGCACAAGTCAACATAATAGCCCTCTTGTTTAGCCCGGCCCGCAAAGATGTTTTTCTTGTCCGTAGCCGATAGTTTTAAATACTGACTATCTTCTGTCAAGGTCATTATCTTATTAGCGTATATCTGCTGAGATAGGGCCACTGCATGGCTTGAAGTTGATAACAGGTTAGTAAGGTCGTTTAACTTCCCAAGTATCTCAGCCGGGTTACTTTGGTCTATCGGCAGGGCCAGGGCATTGCCGATTTGATCACAGATGGCTATTAAGTTTTCTTGTGTGCTATCCATGGTTATTGTACCTCACACTTTAAACCTAATTTACCAGACTTGATAGGTGCAACAACCTCCCATGCTTCACCCGTGTTACTATCGCCTGTGATCTGCTTACTCGTTACCGTTTGCAAAAACTTTTGGCGCGACTTGATTTGCGCGTCAAGTTCTGAAGCTTGCTTAGTTAAAGTGTCCAGCGTTAAATCACCACATCCTGAGTAATCAAATTTTACACCGGTCATAGCCTCGCTTACTTTGACATTGAATTGCTCTAGTCCTGCTTTGCCTACGCCTTTGGCCTCAGCCAGTTCGCGTACATTCTTTTCAAGTGAGCCAAATAATTCAACTCCTTTTTTGGCGAAGATTAAAGCCTCTACAGGATCAACCCAGCCTTCCTGAATGGTTGTTACTACTGCATCAACCTTTTCTTTTATAGAGGCTTTATTTAAGCCTTTCCAGTCCTGTAGCTCCAGGCTTAAACCTGTTTCGTGGCTGGCTGTTTCTTGTTCAGCCATATCCATTGCTAAATATTTACTCATGCTGTTAAAGCCTCCTGCGCTTGTTCAATTAATAGTTCTTTATTTACTTTAGATAGTTTGTACTTCTTTTCGATCTTAGCCAGTGAACCGCCTTCACTTTGTAAAAATTCAATAGCCTTTGTCCAGTTATCAGTTTTTGGATTAAGCCATTCGCGGGTATCTGCCTGAGCTTCGTTCTTAGCTTCTGGCTTGCTTTCGGATTTACCGCTTGCATGGTTACCGTCATCATCATCGTCAATATTTAACCCCAGTATTGCAACCAATGCATAACGCTTGGCATAAGTAATGGCTGAGCCTAAAGATTGCGGATCTGATTTAGAGGGGTGCATATCATAAGTCGATTGAAAGAACTCCCCGCTTTCACCGTGAATAAGTAGCGTAGTTAAGCTATCATTACTTTCAGGGTGCTGTGTATATATTAACCCACTTTCAGCAAGCGGCAGTTGTATTTCGTCCTGTATAGTTGAAAGGCTCGCGTATTTTGATTTAAAGAAAGGATTATTACTATCCTTCTTAATTTTATCGACATTGCCCTGAAACTTGATCAGTGCTTTGGCGATATTTGTAATAGATTGAGATTTTTCCATTGTATTTAAGTTTGATTAGGTTATTTAATTTGTTTTTCCAGGATGCGTTTTGCTTCATCTACCTGGCTGTTACCATCACCGGCCATCAGAACTACTTCGCGCCTGATATACATAGACCACTTATTGTAATTTTTAACCTGTGTTTCGGCATCAACTGATGGACGTTTTACATATTTCGGTGGATATACTGTTGTCTGACAGTTGCGGGTACGTAATCCGTGTTCAGGATACCAGACCACAACTATGTTGCCCTGATTTAGCATTTAACCGCCTCCGTTCCCTTTATTAAAGCCTGTGTTTTATCCAGGCATTCACGGATATAATTTTTATGATCTTTAGGAATCAGCGGATCGTTAAGCTGCACCACAAACAACCTGCAGTTATTCTTTAATGCTGTGATCAGCGGATTGACTTCGGATTTTAAAACCTCTGAAGTAAAATCTATCACCACATCATGAATTTTACGTGGGTCGTCTTCATTGTTCTGGTATTCGTTAAAAGCTGTTTTCCAGACAATGGCGATTTCGTTGGTGCTTAGCATTGTACACCTCTGCTTTCTGTAGTAACTAATACCAATCTGTCCAGTAGCGCCATTGAAGCCTTTTCGGCCTCATAAAGTGGCTGCATTACGCCTGTTTTAAAATCTTCGTCTGCCGAGTGCATTTCAGTAAAGAAATACTTTGTTTGAAGGGCTTGTAATTCTGCTTGAAACTTTTTTAAGCCAGCAAGTGCCTGTTCAGGTGATTGACATAGTGGAGTTCTCATGCGTCTTTCCTGCCTTTCTCGAAACGCTTAGCCACAATTGTAGCACCGCCGATAAATATTGCAAGCGTTATTATCTCAGCAACTGCACTATTGAAATAACCCTTTTGTTGAAGTATAATTACCACCGTACAGGCGGCAACTATAGCGAAGAACATTATTACGTTTTTCATGGTTATGCTGCTTTTACGATAAATGTATTAGAGGTCAGATAATGACCAACTCTGACAACCTGCAATGGGTATCCATTTTCGGCTATTCTTTTTTGTGCCGCTTCAACCGCTCCGTTTACTGTTGCTGGCGATGGTATAATGAATACAATGAAGTTCTCACCCATATTCATTTTGTAGAAGTGCTTGAAGCCTTTATAAAAAAGCTCCAGGTAACTTCTGGTTAAGCAAGCATCACCTTTCTTTAAGGTCAGTTTGCTTTTGTTAATTGATTGTGTTAAATTTGCTTCCATCATATTTTAGTTTAATGGGTTACGGGTCCAGCCGTAGCCTTTTTTGTTTATTTGATTTTTGATTTTCTTATTTTCTCGTTCATTTCTAATGTGAACGCCTTTAACATGCTATTTAAAACCGCCTGATCTTTATAAAGAGGCACCCGCTTTTTAGCTTTTACTTCCGGCTTTTCGATATTTGAATGAGCGATATGCATTTTTATATGTCTTCTATTTTTATCAGGCTGATCAATAATTCATTTTCGGCCTTTAGTTTGTCATTTTCGGTTTGCAGTTGAGTAACCCATAAGATCAGATTAACATTTTCCTGCATAAGCGAATTCATAGTTTCTCGCTTAACACTACTCTGCATCAGCGAGCCTCCAAACCCTTATTTCTCCTGTAGCCCTGATTGTTCTTATGCAAAACTGCTTGTTTGTTTTACCCTGAGCGGTATAAATAGCATTAGACCAAGTCTGTCTTTTGTCTTTTTCAATCGCAATACTTTCCCCTACCCCGAGTTCTTCGAGTTCCTCTTTATAGGTCTTTGGCATTTCTATTGTTGACATTGTATATATTGTTTTAGTATATTTGATTATAGTATAGTACAAATGTAACATCTTATTTTACAAATGCAAAATAAAAAGTAAAATAATTTGTAAAAAAGTTTTCCACATCCATTTTACATGCAAAAAGAGGGCGAAAAGCTTAAGAATCAACTAAAGGGGGCTGGTATAGAAATAAACGAGGTGGCTAAAACCTTGAATATGACTAGGCAGAACCTTGGGTATCATTTTAGAAAAGATGTATTGGATCGGGATTTCAGAGAGAAACTATTCAAATCATATGCCAATATTTTACAAGTGGAAAATAGAAAATCAAATTCCCCAATCGGGGAAACTAATACCCATGTAGTCGATAATATTGATAGAACTAATTCAAGTAAAAATCAAGTATCAGCACCGGGTAAGGATTACTTAAAACCCGCAATCAGCGATATCATTACGCCCGATGGAATTATTACTAATCACCATGTAAACAAACGCAAATCTGACGCCTTAATTCCTTTTTACAATGCTGATTTTATGGCGGGGGCTGCTGAGATGTATTATGAAGATGCAACTATATATCCTGAATACTATATGGACGTGCCTGAGTTTTATGGGTGCACTGCTTTCAGGGCCTATTCGGATAGCATGGAATCAAAGATCAGATCCGGAAATATTCTATTTGGCATAAAGATAAATGACTGGCGTAGCCATTTAGAATACGGGCAGATATATGGTATTACCTGTACAGATGGCAGGCGATACTTGAAGTACATCAGGAAAGATAAAGACGATAAACATTTTCTATTAAAAAGCGAAAATGAGAACTATGATGATTTTACTATCCCAAAATCTAAAATAAACAACATCTGGCTGATCGAAGGATGGCTGGATAAAAGAACTTAAACAATTAAACCCTAATCAAAATGAAAAAATTATTACTTATTGCTTTTACTTTAACGGTATTTGGATGTTCAAAAAAAGAAACCCAACAGCCCGCAGCGCCTGAAAACTGGATTATAGGGAAATGGAAAAACATTGCCCGATTCGAACATAACGAAACCACACAAAAAACAGATACGGTGGTGTTTTCAAATGAATTTACCTTCACTTCTGATGCAGTTTATAGCGGCGGTTCAACTGTTGGATATTTGTACAAATTGGGGGCCAATAGTTATATAAATATTTACGGTGGTAATTGCCCTCTCGTAAAAAAGAGCGATACCGAGTTTTCTTTACAAAGTCAACTTATATCTCCAGATGGGTATACGATATATAATATAACAGATATTTATCAAAAAGAATAAACATTTTATTAACTAGAGTGTATAAAATTTAACAACAAACTAAATATGATGGCACAACAAACTAAAGAACTGGCTGTTACTGGACGAACGGGCCCTGTTCTTAAAAAAGCTGAAGGGGGGCCTGGGATATCGGCGGAAACATTACGGGCTATAGCAGTATACCAGGATTATAGCGAAGGTACAACTGGCGGCCTTGCGAAGTTTGCAAAGGATACTAAATTTAGCCGGATGGGTATTTATAAGATCATTCAGGGAAAAGTACCCGTAAGCAAAAGGTTTATTGATGCCTGCGATAAATTGGGTTACTCTTCAGAATGGATTACGTTCGGGACTGGATATATGTTGAAATCAAAAAAGACGAGACTTTCTATAACCGATATAGCTGAGGTAAAAGCACAATTACAGTTAAAAGACGTGATCATGTCCGGCATGCAAAAGCAAATTGATTTATTGAAAAATGAACTAAAGGACATGCAAAAAACGCTTGCCCATAATAAAATACATTACAAATCTCACTGACAAACCACTGACAAAATCCATTTTTTAGCCTCAATATGCCATCAAATTCACTCAAAAAATGCCCTTTTGAGCCTGTTTTAGGGGTAGACGATTTTTCGAATCCCTCCGGCTCCACGAAAACGGCACTGACAATCAACAAGTTAGTGCCGTTCACTGACAAACTACTGACAACAATGAACTATAAAAAAGCTGAAATATATGACGCTGGCGGCAGTATAAAAAAGCAGTGGTTTATATTCTACTCTTTTAGAGATAAACAGACAAAAAAGTTTCGAAGGTATAAGATTTTTAAAGACATAAATACCCGTAAAACAAAATCAGAACGCTTTGAGTTAGCCATGACCTATTGTAACATGGTAAATATGTGGCTCGAAAAAGGCGGTTCTCCACATGATGAATTATCACCCGACAGCGATAATGATCAGCAAAATATTATTGCCTGCCTGGATAAGTTTATCCAATATATTCAAGATTCAAAGCTTCGTAAAAATACCCGGCGAAAATATGAACTGGAAATGAATGTGTTTAAACGCTGGCTGGAATCAGTCAATCTTACTCATTTACTCATCGGACAAATAAAGAAGCAGCATATTTTTGAATTTATAGAATATGTAAAGAAAAGATCAAAGGTTACATCTGGTAAAACTGTCAACCACTATTTAAATGATCTCAGGCGATTCTTCAATCACTACATAGATAACTATGACGATTATTTAGAAAGAAACCCTGCGACAAAAATAACGCGCGATATAGTGGAATCGAGAGGGAATATTGCTTATACAGACGAAGAGTTTGAAGCTATTAAAAAAAATACCATTGAAACTGATAAATATCTTTGGTTTGTCTGCCAGGTTATTTATTATACCGGCTTGCGAAATGAGGCTGAAGCTTTAGAACTAAGGTGTGGTGACTTCGACTTTAAAAACAAACTTTTCTTTGTTGATGCATGGGTAGCAAAAAACAAGGTGCGGCAGCCAGTGCCTATTTACCCGGAGTTTGAAGAATTATTATTAGAACTCGATTTAGGCCAATACCCTGCTCACTGGTATTTATTTGGCAGAAAAGACAAACCAGGACCCGTTCGCGTTGGCACAGATAACTTTGCAAGGCGGTTCAGGCCAGTTAAAAAGCATTTTAAATTAGGGGATGATTACGGGCTCTATTGCTTTAAGTCAACAAGGGCCTGTCATTTATTTGATGATGGCGCGCCTGTAAGGGACATTCAGTTGTTATTCAGACACGCTACACCTCTGATCACTATGGAATATTTAAAAAGCCTTGGCCGTGTTGAGCGTGGGCGTGTCTTGGACAAGGGACGTAAAATCTAATCCATCAAATCGTTATCCAAAAATGAAAAGTAATTAGCCCGGTTTACTATTATATGGTCCACCACAGGTATGTCAATTAAATTGCCCGCGCTTTTCATTCGTTTAGTAATATTTATATCGTCTCTTGAGGGATAAAGCGGCCCCGATGGATGATTGTGCGAAATAATCATTTTACTGGCTGCGCAGTTAAGAGCGATACATAAAGCTAATTTTAAATCGAATAGAGATTGATTATCAGTTCCGGTATTGATACAGCGCCATGTGATCACCTGGTTATTTCCGTTCAAAAATAAAAATACAACTTGTTCCTGTAGGTTAATAAGTCCCTTATCCCATATTTTATTTAAAAAACGGTAGGTTTCCGATGATGAACAGATCGGCGGTGATAAGATTTTAGGGTTATAGGTAACCTTTACCTGAGAATGCTTCAACGTCTTGCGTAAAAAAAAATGACGTAGTGGACTGATGGTCAACTCCAGGGTTACGAAGCCCTACCGCAGCACAAACAATACCAACTACGCCATTTGCTGGCGTACTGCTGTGCAGTGCTGCGGATTTTTATTTTTCGTAATTTGGAGCTGCAGCACTCGGTGTACAATATTTTTTACCCTTCAAAGGTAAGTAAAAAGGCGATCTAAATTGGTTTCATTTTATTGGTATGCTTTTTAAAACAAGGTTAATATTTTTACGATGTATTAACGATAATGTTACTCATTAATTAATGCATAATTAATAAATGTAAGTTATAATACAATAAAAATACTTTGTATAACATTATTAGTCTCATAAGTGCCTGTAACACTTAACTATGTATTAAAATAGGATTGTTTGTAAAAAATTTGATACAAAAAAAGCAGAACGCTCTTTAGTTTTTATTAACAGAAGGGAAGCCAATCATTGATCGCCCCCGACATTTTCATATAATCTTCTGCCGGGATAGTAACAAAGTAATTGTAAGTGTCTTTTACTTTTGTGGTGTCTTTTTTTGCCTGAGCTTTTACGGTAAAACTAATAGATACGCATACTAATAACAGTAAAACGTATATGGGTAATAATCTTTTCATAGTTTAATTGAGTTTTCGTTTTTAAGCGATATAACTTCAAAAGCATCATCACCGATTGGCAATTGCATGTATACTGTAGAGATAATCTTATCAATGTCAAACAACTCATCCGCTATCTCAACCTTAATAATAAAACCATCAGGTGCAGGACTATTATTTAGATGTTCTCGAAGTTGGCCTATTGTCATTTTCGTCTAGTTAGTCGTTTAATAAACTTAATAAGCGGATAGATATCATCCCAAAGGACAGCAAGTACTCCCATTCGTATGAGTACTATTCCTATGATAAACCATCCGTTATCTTCCATTGCGTTGAAGTTAAAAGCCCTTTCTTACTTATTTCTCCGTAGCGATCAGGCATTCGGTTTTTTTCAGGCCGGGCTTTTAAATATTAAGCCACTATATTCGGGTCGTGTGTTGGTTGCGATAACGTGATCATTTGCTGAATGGTCAACGGCTTGCCATTAACTACAGTCCCGGAATTAGTTCCAAAGAAATGCAGGAATAATGATTTAAGGGCTGCAAGTTGTGTCGCTTTAACATTTGGGTCTTTAATAGTAGCCAGGTAAGCCAATGCATCCTGCCATTGCTGATCTAGTGTTTTAGTCGCTTCATTTTGTATCCAGCCTAAATCAATAAGCCAAACAGGTAGCTGTAATTTAAACGCGTTAATCAGTCCGGTAGATGCAGGAATATATTGCTCTATAAGCCCTTCTACTGTTTGCCCTACCACTGAATTGTCGAAAGATTTTAGCCCGTTTAACAGTGTCTCAGCTATTGTAATAACTGGACCTAAAACGTGCTCTGCTGCGGTTATCCAAGAAACTATTTTTTTGAATAAATTCGATAGGAAGCTTCCTAAGTCTTGAAATGGGTTGTTGCTCATAAATTGTTTGATTTAATATTTGTTTTTAAAAATTAGTTACACTCTATTTGCCCGTTTGAATAATTACTATCAATCCACTATCAACAGCAAGATCAAGGCCGTCAACTGTTACTTTAGTTCCAGATCTGTAACCCGGGGCATGTTCAATCCTTACAATGCGCATTACCTTTTCAGTATTGGCATGGCCGTAATGTTTATTGACGGTGCATTTATCGCCGGGTTGCATGTTACTCTGCTATATGTTTATATAAGTAGTTCCAGGAATAAAATCTTTTGCATTGTGTTTGGCGAGCATTAAACGCCAGTTAAGCCCATATCTATTTTCAAAATGTGGGTTATCATGAAACCCTTCAGGGAAGTTGCCGCCCCAAAACATACCGTGTAATTGCATTATTGAAACAACCTTTAACCAATTCGGCCCTACCTGATCATCATCCTTTCCGTCCGTTATCATTGCAAAATCAAAAGCGAGCCCATAATTGTGATAACTTTGCCCTGCTGTTGCTTTGGTGACAATAGGTCCCGGCTTGGTTCTACCCTGTGCATACAAGGCTTCTGATTCCGAAAACGATCTCAATCCCTGCACAACAACTATTTTTACATTAGATGGCATGGCCGCTTGTGCTTCTGCCCACGCCGCGATTGCTGATGGCCTGAATTTTGGGTGCAAAGTAAGTAGTGCCGTTTCTGATCTTATATCCATTACGGTTTGTTTATTTTAGGTCAGTTGATAGCCCGTAAAAATCTTCAATCTTATTAGCTACCAAATTTGCAACAGTAGAGAACTGCAAAATTAAGTTCCTTGCATCTAATGGGATCTGCGGAAATCCATTTACAGTAAGCACTATGATACTATTGAACAAAAGGAATAGTTTAAATCCCTGTCGCGCACTTTCAGGCGTAGGCAAGCTAAATGAGCCAAGCCCGAAAGTTGTTTTTGTTGGCGCTGTTACCTGCGCGTCCTTTACTGTAACTGTATTTGGCTCTTTGCCGGGTTCGGCTGTTTGATCAGACATAATAACTTAAGATTTCAATAATTAAAGGTAAATAAAAGTGTACACTCTGTCAACTGTAGTTTACTTTTATTCGATTTATTTTACAACATTAAAATGAAGGCCATTCTGATCATATTGCTCAGTAACATATTGCAATTTTTCTTTTGACCCTTTTATAAACACGTTCTCAAACACTGCCTGTTTACGCGTTATTACCGTTAATATTGAGTCTTGGCGATTTTTATATCCTATTAGCAAAGTATCCTGTTTGGCTATCCAGTTAATCTTTTGATACATTACGTGTTGCTCTTCGATCCTTTTCTCTTCCCGGTTGTTACGGAAATTATTCCATTCGCTAACCCCCCATGTGCAAATTACTACGCTTGAAATAATTGAGAATGCTTCCCAAAATCCTATGTGAACATCATTTTTACCAACCTTAAACGTCATGACATTTATAAAATATATAATAAAAAAATTAGTGTGTTAAAACTATTACTGGTGTATGTATTACTACGCCTATAGTATTTGGGAGGATCACAAAACTAAACGGTGCCGAAACGTAATTAAACGTGTAATTTGTAGCAGCTGCTCCTGATGCTGTTAATCGATAAGTCCCGGCTGCCGATACTGTCGTGGCAGTGGTTGATACTGTTGCAGGCGTGGTTAATGATCCTACACTATCACTTAATTGAAAATCTGCGTAACTGGCTGTAAAAGTTGGATTAACCTGACCTTGAAATTTAAAGGCAAGGTTTGGAACTATTGTTAAAACAGCCTTGTTGACCGTTATTGAAATAGTCGCAGTATCGCGGCCTGATCCATTAATAGCTATGACCTGGTAACTTGTGATTGATTTAATACCTGTGTTTGTTCCTGAAATAACGCCCGTGGCAGTATTGAAGCTTAAACCTGATGGCAACGTACCAATTAGTGAATAAGAGGTCGCAGCCCCGCCAGTATTAACCGGAGTGATATTTGCAATAGTTGAACCATAAACATAAGCAAAAGGCGATCCGGATATATTAATTATCGGCGGCACTAAGCATGATGCGACCTGAGGGTTAGGGATCATGGTCGATGTGGCTAATGGATCTGCAACGGTATTTGCAGTATTAGTTGTCCATCCCGGAGGTGCGGTTACAGATGAAAATAGGTTTTGCCTTGTGTTGTTAAAAGTGAGCCAATTCAAATAGTTATGCCCTATGAAAACATCCGTTGCGCCGCTTACCTGGTAAGACAGACCTATCAATGATATATTAGTAGCTGAACTATAAAAGGAGTTTGAATCTACTGTAACATGATCAATGCCTGAGCCTATAATTTGAATACCGGCATAACCTGTATTAATTCCTTTGTTTTGCCTTACTAAAATGTAAGTTGTTCCTATATCTACTCCTATACCACAAGCACCATTCAGGGCTTTACCAGGAATAGCAACCCTGCCACCCGGGCCAGTACCATTCATTTGCGTTTGACCGCCTCTTATAGTGTTACCATAGCATTGAATAAGGTGCCCGGATGAACCATGGCATTGAAAGAAACTAATCTGATCGTGCGAAAACGGCACACCAATTTCTTCGATCTTATTAAAATTAAATATCTGAGGGGAACCGGTGCAACTTCTCGCTTGAAACGGATGCCATGTGTCGCCCGGAGTGCCTATGATATTTAAAAAATAATTATGCGAAATATTATAAGATGATACATTCGTCATTATAATTCCCTGTCCGCAATTAGTTATCTCGGTTGAATCAATCGTAATGCCAGTACATGAGTTAAGTTCGATCCCTATGCCAAAAACATTGCCTGCTACCTTGCAATGGGTAATGTGAATGTTATGACAGGATGTTAAAGAGATGTACTGTAACGAATCAAAACTGATCGTTAAGTTGCTCATCCCCGAATAGGACAAGTGATTGATAAAGGTATACGGCCCGCAGAACTGAGCCTTAGCCAGTAATGCACTAACTGATAATAGTAGTAATAAGATTAGCTTTTTCATTTTTATTTTTTAATTTCGTTACCAATTAAACCTTACTTATGCTTAAGAAATTTATAAAATTCATCAAGCGTATCCTTAACAGCATGTTTGAATCCAAACCACGTAAGGGCGATTATGATCGGGACTGGATAGATAAACAGTGGTAGTCTCATCTTAAAATCCTTCTATTATAACATTGCCTGTTGTAGTGGCACCTGTAATTGTAATTGCGGTGGTACTCAATGAAGTAACTACACTAGACGCTGGGCCACTTGTTGTAATAACAACCGGTGTGTTAGTGAATGCTACAGGGAAAGTATAGGTTGCAGTTCCTGATAAAGAACTGCAATAAACTATTACTTTTTTATAGCCGCTATCCTGAAAGGGTTCTGAGTAAGTAGCCGTACCACTTGTGCTTCCATTCACAACGGTTTGGGCCGATATGATTACAGTGGTAGGAGCGATGGCGTAAAATAAACCTGCATGTTTTACTACCAAGCTATCTGCTCCAGGTGTTCCGGTCGGCGTCCATGATTGTAGGGTTCCGAATATTTGTAGGTTTTCAGCAGAGAAATCGCCCTTTATTAGCGGAGTGGAAGTAGGGCTATTTGCGATATATAATTTATTACTTCCTGTTTCATTAAGTCCAGCATTGTATCCTAAGAAAAGATTCCCACTCCCTGTAGTCGTCGCCCCGGCTCTACTGCCAAGTGCCGTATTGTTAATTCCTGTAACTACACTCAATAGTGTAGAGTCCCCAAAGCCTGTGTTATTATGACCAGTTGTATTTTTAAAGAGACTACTTGAACCAAATGCATTATTTCGAATGCCTGTTGTAGTTAGTTCCAATGCATTAAAACCAAATGCATTATTGAAACTTGCTGTTGTGGCTGCATTCAAAGCATTTCTCCCAACCGCTACATTAAATGTCCCGGTAGTATTTGAAGTTAATGAACCTACACCTATAGCGACATTGCTGCTTCCACCAATATTAGAGGTTAATGCAGATGTTCCTACCGCTACATTTAATCCTCCTGTTGTATTAGCTGCCAAAGCACTGATACCAATTCCTGTATTTTGTGTTCCGGTAGTATTTGATTGCAATACCCTACCCCCAAAATAAACATTAAATTTTCCTGCCGGATAACCTGAAGCACTAAAAGCATTATACCCAAAGCTTGAAGTATCCGCACCAGCGCCCCGTCCTAACGTAGCGCCATTTACATTAATATTGCCGGAAAATCCTAAAGTAAAGCCATTTAGATTGACTGTCCGGTTGGATGTCAGGCTTCCGTTAACATTATAGATGTTCTTTAAAGTTGTACCTGTAGTTACATAATGATTAGTATCTTTCCTTAAACCAGTAGTACCTCTTACTATGAAAGGCCCTGTTCCTATGGTATCAGTTGATAACCTTATAGGATGTGTAGATGTTCCAGGATCTATAAAGTCATTTGAAAAGAAACTTGCATGAGCGTTCAGGCTATCTATGAAGTTTCTAAGTTGCAAGTAATTTGCACGATTATACTTTAAGTTTCCTAACGTGTCGGGGCTTGTTTTACCCGTCCATGTGATAGGCATGTAATTAACTCCATTGCCGCCTTTAACCTGTAGTGTAACAGTTGATACCTGAGCAAATGAAGCTCCTGATACGAATAATAATATTATAATAAGTAGTTTTCTCATTATGCCTTTAATGTTATATATGTATCTTCTGCAAAATTTCCTGAGCCGTCATCATGCCCGTTTATTTGAATTGTGTTAAGCACTGCGTACGTGTTATCTGTATACTGTTTGTAATAGGTTATATCGTCAGCTGGCTGCAAAATGGTATCATCCGTTACCCCGTCAACTACTTTATTAATTTCTCTTATTATCGTTGGATACAGGCCGAATAAATCACGCGTACCTAGTGTCATGTCTATTATACCTGCGGATAACGCACTGCCGGCAGCAAACTTTATTGTTTCAGATGGTGGGGTAAATACCAATGATTTAACTGCCCTTAAATTGGGAATATCGTCATCGGATGTAAAATCCAACAGCCCCAAAAATGGCACATAGGTAGATATGCTTTCATGACCAATCATTCCACCACTAAGTTTGGCTTTTATACCGTCGGTTAATATTCCTTTCCAAGCCATTAGTCTGTAATTTTAACTACCCATACATCAATCAATGAATCTGGCTCTATTGAAATAGGATCGCCGTCACCTAATTTTTCTGACAACCCCATACCTGGCTCAACTCCGGGACGACCTTTAAGCATGTCGTAATTACTTGAGCCACCCGCCGATCTATTTCGCGCAACATTAGATGTTGGCGTGATCGTATCCCCGGCTGTGTTATTTACAGCATCATCAAATAAGTGAATTCCAACTGCTGGCAAATTAGACCGCTCAATAGTTGCAAGGTTATTTGCGTTACCAGTTTCAGTTCCACGCGTTGAAGGTCCTACTTCATCTTTATTCCAACCCTGTGAATATTTACCTGCCCTGTCTTTTGTCCCGTTTGTGCCTGACAAACACCATCCAACCCACGCACGTAAACCTAACCCTGTGCCTATATCCCAATCCAAAACAAAATCACCTGGCGTAGGCTCTTCATACACTGTAACTGTTCCTTTTGGCACTCCACCACCGGGTGTTACAGGTGTTATTGCAGGTGCATCATATTGGTTCCAATCGAATGTGATCTTTAAGTTTGTACCGTCTATCCCTGAAACAAATACATCTGTAGGCACAGTAAAAGTATGCCCTATATCATATGATCCTGTTAAATCAGGCGTGCCGGTTTCGGGATTGTTTACTATTTCAATGTTTGCTATATCATCATCTCCGGCAGTTGTGCCCAGCTTTATTGTAAAAACATCAAAGTTTTTGTTGGTTACAGCAAGCCTGATCAGGTTTGAATTAACTGTAAAAAGCCCCGTAGCCGTAAAATCTGCCGCGATGCTATCGTATATTTTGGCTTTTTTTATCACAATTATATCTCCTGTTGGGATTACGCCCGTTTGAAATTGCTGTAAATTGAAATTCTGATTAGGGATAATATCGATGCTCCAATAGGTCGGCCTTACATTTAGTCCGTCTATCAATACCCCATGATCCGGCCTTTGTGGTGTGAACTTGCTGCCCTCAACCCGGTTGTAAAACTGATTATCAATAGCTACCTTATTCAGGGTAAAAATCAGGTTCATCTTTTTGATAGCCCAATCAGGCGCCCCGCCTGTTACCTGGTCAGTTCCTATATAAAGCTTTTCATTATCATAAGGCGTGTTGTTCAGTACTTCAGTATCATATACCTGATCGATATAATCTATGTCGGCGCTTAGTGGCTGGTACTCGTCAAAGCTTGATTCTATCCTGAAGCCAAATACCATTAATGAATTATCATCATTAACAAATAGTACTCCTTTATCATTAAAAGTATTCGTGTATTCTAAAAGCAAAGTTTCGGGCCAATCTTCTGCCACGTTAAGCATAAATGTCCTATATGTTTGCACGGTATCGCTTTCATCAGTATAGGTAAGCTTAAGATAATAAGCACCCTCGCTAACATCTGAAAAGTCCGGCACAGCATCATATACCAGGAATGAAGCATTTAAAATTACACGGCTGACAAATGGCACATTCTTAATAAATACATCGCTGCAGTCATAAAGCCTTAGTGTTGGCGTAAAATCAGATAATACTTGCACCCTGAAATTATTATCATCTTTTTGAATCTTCTGAAAGTAATTAGTCGGGTCTTGCCTATCAGCGAACGGCACAGTGTGATACCTGTCGTCGATGGTAAAGCCGTCACGCATCAGATTAAATGATGAATATGGTGTTATCTGGAATACAGTTGTTGCCATCTATTTATTTATCGGTAGCGCAATATTTGGTTTTATCTTTGCCAAATTTTTACTACTTATTTCTTTAATCTCTTTTAAATCAGCATTTTGCTCGCATGTTTTTTCCGGCTTATGGCATAAACAAATACCTTTTATAGCGCCACAGATACATAAACAATGCTTCATTTTGTATTGTAAACTTAGTAAACTACAGTTGACTAAATATACGATTTATCTTATCATTTTAGTCAAATCATTATCAGGCGTTAATAATAATTTTGTCTCCGTTGGTTTGTCGTTGCCTACCTGTACTGAAAACTTATTTATAAATGCTTTTGTATTCACACCATTAAAGTCAAAGTTCAGATCGGCGTACGGGGTTGAATCGATCATATCCAGTACATTATTACTTAGTCCGGGTACAACAGTGGCATAAATCGGGCAAAATAATGGTGCTGGTAAATCCGAAATAGATATAGGATCGCTTTCTGCAACCCGTTTACCATCCAAACCCACGTACACCATGCTGCTGTTCTTTAAAGCAGAAGTCATGTTGATGTGGAAACCTTTCATGTTGTAAAATATACTTGACAGGTAAGCGCCGCCACGTAACAGGCATTGTTTAGGGCTTAATAAATAATTATAATATGATGAATCGACCCCTGTTAATGATATATACCCCTCTGTACGCAATGGATGCCAGTATTTAAACCCGGCGAAAATACCAGTGCCACCTATGGCAGGTTCAGGTCCGTCTTTGATATAAACCTTTATCGTGTCATTATTTGATCTGCTGGCAACAGAATCATTTTGAGTGATTCTTATGCACTCAATATAATATGGCGCAGCGGAAAACGGAGATATTAAATTAAGCTCTTTTTGAGGGTTTAATAAGACTGTAGTGTAGTTTTGAGTAGAATTAACCTCTTTAAAGGCGTTTATTGAATCTAACTGCGGATCATTGTACCCAGCCTTTATAGAGTTATACATCAAATCAATAGCCGGCTCAAACTTAGTGGTGTTATCTACCAATCCCAACGACACATTATTGATTCCTTTACGATATACATAGTTTAAATCTTCCAGGAACACTTTACCATTTTCAACACCTAATGCCGCCTGGCCACCTTGCTGAGACAAAACATCTTGAAAGAAGTCCGACAATGAAATAATTATTTGCGGATCTTCTGATATCTGCGTAACGAAAACAGAATCAGTACTGCCAGTAAACGAACTTTGCCCTAAGACAAATTTAAATTCATCACCCACAGGCACAGTGACCCCATTATAATTAGCAGACTCACCGTCAGGTCCATGAACTAAATAAACGCCACCTGGCTGCAATGGATCACCCGCATTATAAACAGACCCTACCGCTATACTTGCGGTCTTTTGTACCACACCGTCACCCATAAAGTTTTCTACACCATTAACATAAGTAAACTTTTCGCCTATTGTAAAAACGCCGCTATCGTAGTTCGCAGTTCCCGATAATACCGTGAATATGCCGGGGGCTAAAGGGTCAGTTTCCCTGTAAATACTACCCGTTGCCGCTCTTATAGAATCCGCACTTGTATAAACTACCTGCTTCATCTTATCGAGTAAAAATGATTGATTAGGAACAGGAAGATTAGGCGCTGAATCATTATTTACGTTCATCGCTTGTAAGATTGCTGCGAACAGATTATGCCCTCGTAATGCCTTACACATTGAAGCTGGCGTAATGGTTTTATAAGACAAATCAATCTCACCGCCGTTTATTTGAATGCCGGTATTGCTTGTCTCAGAATCAACCTGCCTCATGTATAAAAACAAACGATCGCCAACAGTTACGGTTAACGCTATGTTTACATTTACATTAATGGTTGTCTCCGATGAGGGCGTATCATCATAAAAAGCGTAAACAATGGCTCCGGTCTGGTTAAATATTGCCAGTTGTAAATGATGGCCGCCGCCTCCGTCGAAAATAGTAAGGCTAAGACTACCAGATATTAATAATTTACCTGAAATCCTGCATTTATAGAACCAGTTATCAAAAGTTGAAAAATCAGGATTACGCAACTGTCCATAAGGCACCGTTTTTACAGAGGTATTAATACTATTCTGCTGATTATTGACAACCTGTATAGGGGGAAAGTAATCCGAATGCCTGTTGCCGTCTGATGGTAGACCGGGTAATAGATTGGCGATTTCATCTAAAGTTATTGGTGTAAGCTCCAGGTTAATCGCATTATCTACATTTAATGGAATAGCATATTGCACACCATCATAAGCGTCTATATTGACGCTAAAATCATTCGGTATTGCAGGAACATCAAAAGTTGTGAGATTATCAACCGCCTTTGAGAAATCAAGTTTGCCAGTGAACATCGTTTTGTAGTTGGTAATACCATCAACAAGCCGCGTGACTGTGAATGTCACGTTTGAGGTAAGTATATGAACATAAAACTCTAACCTGGCTATGAACGCCCCTTGCCTAACTAACTTTAACGGTATGGTGAACGAACGCAGTAAACCTGAATACTTTTGCGACCTGGTATAAGTGATATTAGTATCCATCCACCCGTCAGGTGAGTTTTCTAACTCAACATCACCAGTACCACGCGGGTTAAGAAACCATTTGAAACGTTTGAATGATAGTTGCGACATTACCTATAAAACTTTTGGTAGTATGAATCATTATTTACAGTGACCTTAACATTTGGCCTCTTTTGTGGCTCCGGCTTACTTTTGTTTATAGCAGATATTACTTCTTTCCATGGCACTTGCTGGCCTCCTGAATAGTTTAACTTATCGGGCCTGATCATATGGTTAGGTATGATCTTTGTCCCTGCCGGTGCCATACCTAAAGACGCATGGTCGGGTGACATATAAGTTTTACCGCTTGGCTCTATTGCCATTTCTGTACCTTTTTCACCCCATATGAACATGCCGCCTGGGTGATTACCTGTACCTTTTGCATATTTAGGCAATGGGGTTGCAATGGCAATCGCTAATTCAGTCGCTACCAATGCAGCCGCGCCTATTGCTAGTATCTCGCCTAATATTGGGCCCCCAGTCAAAGCGGTAACTACTGCCAATGCGCCTTGTATAGTTAGCTTTGCTATATTAGCCTCCTTGTCTGCCTTTGCCTGCTTAGTTTTTAACTGATTCTCGCGTGCCAATAAAGCTTCTTTTTGCTGGGCCGCCTGAGCATCAATAATATTTATTTTGCGCTGCTTATCTGCACTTGACAGAATGGAGCTGTTTACTGCGCTTATTTCATTCTTAGCATTTTCATCAACCATGTCTGATTGTTTTTGCAATTGCTCTATATTGCGCTCATATGCTGCATCGCGGGCCTTTGTAACCAAGTCAATAGCTTGTATAGCTTCTTCAGCTGCCTTTTTTTCAAAATCTGATATGTCTTTATCTGGCTTTGACTCATGTTGCGTCTGCTCATTTAAAGCCTTCTGTAAGGCATTCCCTGCTTTTGAAACGGCTGTTTTAGCCTCACTAACTCCGCTATGTGCTTTTATAGTAGCTATCTGTTCCGGCGTTTTTGGCCCATTCTGGTTTATCGCGTTATTTTCAGCAGCTTCCTTGATCGCCAATACCGATTGTGCATAAAAAGCCTCTTGCCCCAACCGGTCAATATTTGCCTGATCCTGAATAGCTGTTATTTCTTTCTGATATTGCTTTTCATTGATCTTACCTTTAGCATACTTATCAGCTACTATAGCAAGTTCTTTATCTGCTGCATCCTGTATTAATGATACCTGCTCATCTCTGCTTTGGGTTAATCCCTCTATCGCTAACTTTTCAGCATCTTCATTGGCTTTTAAAATATCCTCGAGATTCTTTTTTAGTTTTGCACTGACTGAGTTTTGTAATTTTTCAGTTTCATTTATTCCATCGCGCTGAACATCGAGTAATTCATTGTTAAATTTCAACACAATATTTTTACGTTGCTGCCCGCGTAGGTTAGTGTCGGTCAAGGCAATATCTTGTGCGTTTTTTACTAAGTCTGCACTTGACTTAAGGTATATATTTAACGCTGCCTTTCTTGCTTCGTAGCTTTGCGTCTCGTCATCTAATACTATTTTTGAGGTTTTTTTAACCTGTTCTAATTGCAGTCTGTAATACTCCAACAAATCTGTATTGGCATGATCATCTGGTTTTTTACCTTTTGATCCTTTAGCATCCTGTGTGCCATCAAAAAAGTCTATTTGCCCATTTTTCTTCGCAATTTCAGCAGCCCTTTTTTGGAAATCATCAAATATCTTCAATTGCGAATCAGCGGAATCTTTTAAGTCTTTAACCTGTTTATCCTGGTCTTCCTTTTGAGCAGCTGCAACCTGTTTAGTAAATCGACCCTGTGCTAATAGATTTAATGCCTGTAAAGATTCGCTCTTTGTTGATACAAACGTATTGGTCGGCTTAGCAGCAACCTGAGCAGATTCTGCTAGCTTTTTAGCCGAATCGTTCAAGGCTATTTGAGCTGCAGCCTTTAATAGCGTTATCTGAATATAATCTTTCCCATTCCTGATTATATTCCTTTCTGCCTGGTCTAAATCATCTGCATAGCCTATTGAAGCTCCAAGCGCAGTGTTATACTCTCTTAAAACCTTTGTTTTATCCAAAAACCCTTCCTTAGCAAGTGTTATATTTTCGGTCAGTTCAGCTATATTGGAAATCGCTTTTTGATATCCGGTATCCTGAAATGCGATAGAATAATCCTTTTGAGCAGTAGTAAGTGTTTCTAAAAGTTTTTTAACAATGTCCAGTTTACTTATATACTCTATTATAGGATCAACAGCAAACCCAATTAATCCAGCTAATCCAACTCCTGGTAGTACATATGCTATTTTCCTAAGTACTGAAAAAGCTCCTCCCACCGATTTTGTAATTGCATTGCCATAATTTCCAACCTCTTTATTATGTACTCCCTGATCAGCCGCAAGTTTTTTTGTTTCAGCGTCCAACGCTTTAATTTCAGTAAGCAATACCCCGCCCGTAGCCACGTTCTTTTGCTCTGCTGCAGATAGTGAATCATAGGCTGCCCGTAGCTGTGTCAACCTTGCGTTAAGCTGTGTTGCACTGCCATCGGCATTTAGTTGATCCTTGGCCTGTTGCCTTAATGTAGTTCCATTTGCCTGTATAGCAGATTTAAGCCGTATTTCTTCGGCTGTCAACCTTTCTTTAGTAGCTATGCTTTTTGCATCATCACCTGTTGTTAGCTTCATTTCAGCGCGAACGGCTGCAAGCTCTGACTGTAGCGTTAGTTGAAGGGATACATTTTGCTCAAATGTTCCTGCAACGCTATTTAAAACACGCTGTTGTTCTGTTAAAGCTTCTGTTTCTTCCTTAATGGATACGGTCGCATTTTTGGCCGATAGGCTCATATTCTCATTGCCAGTAATAATAGGTTCATGTCTTACTACTGGCTGAGATGGCTCTTCGGTTATAGATGGGTTACTTAGGTTATGTGGATTAGATGGGTCTATTGGCTGGAATTTAGCATTTGCTTTTCTAGCATCTATTGCAGATTGTTTAGCTGCGACCTGGTCTTGTATCTGAGCAAGCTTATCAGCCTTTACTTTCGCTGCTGCAATTTCTTTATCATCCTGTGCCTGACGGTAAGCCTCTTGTTTGGACAATAAAACGAGATATTTATTCATCGCTTTTTCGTCCATATCAGCTTTATATGCTCTGGCTTTATCCTGCGCTTGCTGTGCTTTGTTGGAATTGACTATAATGGTATTAACAGCGTCATTAGCAGCATCGGCGTTTTTCTTAAATACAGTAAATGATTGCGATCCACCAGTAGCATTATTTAAAGCGATAGCTGCCTTAGTAGCAATTACCATTTGTTCTGTAGCAGAAGCGGCAACAGCTTTTAAGTCATTAAACTGCTTAATGGCTATAGGGTCAACAACGGAATCAATTATTTCTTCATTTCCCATTACGGTTCATATAATCAACGTGTGCCTTGAATGCTTTTTTTATGGATAGATATTCGCTTACTGTGGTTTGTTTTTTATCGATCTTAAACGCCTGGAACTTCCCCAAATGCGTTAACTCGTCATCCCAATCTGCTTCTGTTGCCGCTTTTTCATCTTTTTTAAGATCATTATATTGGGCTTCAGCCTGCTTTAGCTTTACAAAATCCGGCTTTGCCAGTGAAACAACACGCACCAAATCACCTTGCAGGTCATCGAATTTTAGCCTAAAACCAAGATCGTTCTGTAGTATTTTAATTAGTTCTTCATTTCGGGTTACTGATAATTGATTTACAACCAATTGTATAATGTTTAGGCGGTTTTTCAGGTATGTGATTTGCCTGGTTAACACAAATGCCCTGCCCATTGATTTATCGCCGGACAACTCAGCATACTGTTCAGTAATGGTATTCCATATATCAGGCATTACACCCCATTTTTCAGTGTCACCAGTTAATGAAATCTGTATAAAGTTGTATAATGGCAACTCATACACAGATTTATATACCAATGGCGGTTCTGAGATTTTTGTTAAGGACTGGTCTGAGCGAGCCCTTAGCATACGCAGACTTTGACTCCTGTGTGATGCCGTAAATAAATTTGCCATATTTTGCCTTTAATGCCCCAGCTTTGGGGTCCGTGCTGTCAAATTCTATTGTCTTGTCTTTTACCTTTGCGAATATTCCCCGGTAAAAATCACCTGTCACATATAAATCAGGGGTTAAAAAGCCCTTTTTCTTTGCGTATGCCGGCGAATATCCAGGGACAATTGGGTTTGATGTTGCTAGTAGCCCCTCTGACAGATCGTCCCTATTATATTGCGCTGCGTCTTCGCTGGTTTCATCTATACTAACCCTGATCACCTGCTCTATTTCTACCGCCTGAATCCTTCTGTTGAAATCAGCTATCGTACTCATTTGATAATATTAAAAAAGCCGTATGGCTGCATTTGCGAATCCATACGGCCTCAACTAACAAACTAAACCATGAACACAATTATTAACCCTGCTCTTTAATCTCAGCCTCTTCTTTCGGTTTGGCTTCGGTCTTTTTCTTTGGCACCATCTTATCGTACTCAGCAGATAAATCACATTCAATGTGCGAATGCTCTTTTATCCACTGTTCTTTAGATACACATTGTGCGTATTCTTTATTAAACCCAACCATTACGGTATGATTTGTGATAATAAGTTTGATTCGTACCCAGCAACTGGTGGAGTTAATCCGGCTAACTCAGTAGGCCCGGCCAATGAAACATTTACTGTTAAACCAGTAGCCGCGGTTAATGTCAATGCCCAACCGCCATCTGTCGGATCATCGGCAACCGCACTAACGGTGATCGTTCCACCTGTGGCAGCGTTTTTAACTACCCACGCTCCAGGTTTAGCTAGTTCAGAAGCGAAAACATCGTGAAGGTTTACCGATCCGCAAGCGGTTGTTGCACCGATCTTAACTACGGTCGATGTTGGCGCAACAAGCTGTGACAGCGTTACGTTTTGTAACCCACTCAATCCAGATAGATAAGCCAAACCGCCATCCTGGTTAAAGTCAACAAATGCAATACCCTGATTGATCTGTGTAGGCTCGAAGTTCAGCGTTACGCTATACTCGGTCACCTTTGATCCGTCAGAGAATTTGAACATGTTAACATAAACAAGGTTCGGGTTGATGCCCTTAAATTGTTCAGGCTCTTCAGCAGTACCGGCATCAGTACCGATTAGTAACCCCTTATCGGTATAGATCAGGAACGGGCTATTTTGGCCTTGTGATTTCAATAGTGCATATAACACGCAGAAACCACCGTTTTCCCATTGCAGCGTAAGATCATAAAACCCGTTACGAACAACTGACTTAGCGCCGGTATTGAACGTTTGGATAACCGGGGCCTCAGTGCTATCGGTAATATTGATAATGTTATTTAGGGGATATATACGCTGACTTTTTGAATCAGCCATAATAGCAGCTTGGATTGTAGCTTTTAGAGTAGGGATATCAGAAGTGCTATATACTGCGCCTTTCGGTACAAACAGCACACCTCTTGGCATACCTATATCAGTGAAGCATTGGCCGAATCCGGTGTTACCAGAGCTTGCAAGGCAGCTCGTTAGTACATTTTTAATTCCCATTTTATTTAATTTTTACTTTTTTTGAAACAAATACATGTTAGTTACATGCGTAAACACTGTATAATAATTTAAAATTTAACCTGAAGCAATGCAGCGGATGTGTATCCAGATACTTAATACCGTCTGTCTGCTTCCAGCCTGAATACTCGCTAAACACCTTGTCGATGCCTATGATAATATCCGTCATGGTAAATCCGAACCCTGCCGATAAGCATATCCGCTCTACGTCGTTCCTTGCCTCTTCGTCATTCCGGGTATCACCAGGCTTTATCTTATTCAGGTCAATCATGAATATCAGGTATACTTGTGCGGTAGTTGAACTGGATTGTACTATCTTAGTATCATCACCTAGCCCAAAAAATGCACTTGCCGATAATGAGTCATCGAAGTAAACCTCTTTATATTCATTATTGCCAGTATATATTTCAGGCGTATACCCGTCTTTAGTTTGGTTGCGGTAAGCCCGGCTATACATATTAAAAGAACTATCTGTTAGATTCCACTTTTTTATAAGTGCAGGATATAACACGTCCTGTAATCTTTTTATCGGTATGTCAACGCCAGTAACATTATCTTTTGCTATATTCATACCTATTCGGTAGTTACCAACATACCGGGATTATTCATTGTATTCCAGTTTATTTTAGCCCATTGCTGTTCGTAAGCGTCTAACCCGCCGCAATTCTGTGACATATCAGATGATATTGGTACGTCCTTAGGAAAGAATGTTTCGCGCAATCGTTTAAATTCTGAATACACACGCGACTTTAGCCCGGGTGAAATAGGAACTTCTTTAGTAGCGTATGCCTGATTTAAATCGGCATACATCTGCTGTGAGTGCTGCTCGGCATTTCTTTGCGTTAAATTAGCCCTGTTTGAGTTATTTATTCCCTCAATAGCCATAACCGCCATCTGTAGCCCCTGCACCTCATCAAATAGATTAGCCTTGCGAAGTATTCTTTGTGTATGATCCCTGAACGTTACCACTTCCAAATTGATACCCTGCGGTAATCCAGGATACTGCTTTTGATTATGGTTGAAAAATGTCCCGTCATCTATGGCTGCTGCCTGAAACATAATCGCTTCAAAACAACGTGTCATGGCATAGGTTTCTACCTGTTCACGAATGGCTTTTGCGTCTCCCAATTCTGACTGATCATAAACCAGATAATATTTACTACCTGTTTTAAATGGCAGAACCAGGTTTAAATCAACCTCAGTATGGGCAAAGGCTGATACTATCACTGGTATAGTCTTTAGCGGCTCGCGTACGCCGTCCTGAAATAAATACAGATTGAAATCTACATCAGTATCGAAATACAGAGTGGCAAAGCTTAGCTGTGTGCTGATTGACTGGTCATTGCCAACGTTTATCATCCACCCGATCCACTGACCGGCATTAGCTACCGCAATATCATTCCATCCATACCGGGTATATAGCAGTACCTGTTCAATTAGTTCAGGCTTGCGAAATACCTCGTTAAGCGACCGCATAATTAATGCGGATTGCAATTTGAACAGGTAGGTATTAAAATCCTCTTCGCTTATTGCGGGGTCTTCCTGAGTAGCCTTTATATTTTCTATCGTACAAAGGGCATGAAATGAACCATCATTAAAGAACCGGCTTGATTTTGACGTAATATTATCCTGGCTTAAGGTTGGACTGCCTGCCAATGTTGGCTGCATCCATCCTAACCGCTGCTGTAAAGCTGGCAATACCTGGTCAATATCAAACCCGTTCGAATAGTTCATTACTCAGTGATGCTTTTTCGTAATACGTACCAAACTTTTATAAGCGTGTGCTGTGTGCCTGACCCAACTACGGCTACCTTAATCTTTGGCGGCAAAGGCCCCAATACTTTAAAGCTATAGTGTAAGGTTGTTGCGCTCAAAATAACACTGTCAGTCGGGTTAATGCGGTCGTATGTGGTGCCGCCATCGGTAGAGCCGAATAATCTCGCTACCCCGGCAACCGTTCCTGTTTGCGATGTTGCCAAAACCTGAATGATAGAACCCGGATACCCCGCAGTTGCGTTTATAACCTTGCTTACTGTGGTAGTATTCAAAATAGTATCACCAATGGCAAGAGGCATCTTTACCCCTGTGCTGAACTGCGCATGTGCTACCGTACCAACGATGCACAATGCTATTGCTATAATTAAACTTTTCATTATACTGATTGTGCTATTTCGAATATTGCACTGTCACCTACTAATGAAAGCGGTGGAGTAGCATATCCAATTGTTAAAGTCAATTCGTACTGATCAACAAAATCCTGAGTTGAACCACCAGTTGCGTTTGCTGAAGTATCAGCACGCTGTGAGTAGATAGAAATATCCGCTACTGCACCCGAACCCAAAGGATCCGCTGTTGTTCCAACCATACCCAAAGAAGTATTAGGATCGTTACCCCATCCTCTACGGTTCAATGCTTCGTTCCAGTTTAAACCTGCAAATATACCCTGTGGCATAATCAATGATACTCCCTGAGTGTAGGCAGGATCAATGATGCTTTGAGTCTGATAAACAGAGGCATCACCAAACTGAAATGAGAAGTTATTAGCGTTGCTTGATCCCTGGTTCTTTTCAAACTCGAAACCACGCGCAATTTGAAGATCGGCAAGCATATCATATGGGCCAGTGTAAAACTGAGCAGCCATGAATGATTTAGCATACTGCATAAATAGCTTCTGGTTACCTTGCGCTATTTCCAAAGCCAGGTTAGCGTCAGACCATGCGCCTGCGTTTGCAGATGCGGCACGTGCATTTACAACTGCGGCTGATAACTGGCAGCGGTTGGCAAATAAGAATGCTAATGCTGCGTTATCCTGACGTGTACGCAGGTTGCGCCATTTCTGCTCATACTGGTTGTTGAACAGCTCCTGATAAGCATATATATTATTATCTGCTAATTTTGCAGGAAGCGAAAAGGTTTCAACAACGGAAACATAAGTAAGGTTAATTACAGATGAATCTGCTATAGTACCTGTATGTAGTGCTGTTTTTGCTGTTGCATTGCCAGGAGCAATATTAGTGAAGAAGTTAACGTCAACCGGCCTTAATGGCGATACACGTAAATCCTGCGCATTTGGTATTGAAATAGATTGATTTTTCAATGCCATACCCATAACGGTAGGCATCTGCGCCCTTAATTCAGGGGCATTAAATTTTGCTGAAATCTTGGCCTGACCTTTAGCCAAAACCGAAGCGGCGTAATTTGCCATGCTGCTTGTGCTTTAATAAACGTGAAAAATTTGATTATTTGAGCACTGCTCGGAATGGCGGTACAACCGTTGATTAACGTACGACGCTAATGACTATAAATGTAAACTATAGTTTACACATTACCAAATAATTTAGTAATTTATTTTACAGACCGAATTAATTTAGTAATTTTATCTTACACCCAACTAAATATGTACGGACTAAACCCACGTTACAGGGGCGACATAACAAAAAAGCACGCCCGATTTATCCCTGTAAGGCTAATGCCTGAAGCCTTTTTACATCAGGGTACGATCTCGGCTCGTGAATGTCTTAAAGTGTACATTAAAGGCAAATACTACTATTCTAATGAGATTTGCGCTAATTAACAACTGAAAAGGAATAGTTAATTTGCTGATATAAAAGTATGCTGATAAGCTACTGTGTATCCGTCCCAAAGGTAAAAATCATTAACGGTAATGACATTCATACTATGCTTTTTACTAATTACGTTAGCATATAAGAATATCATTACCATAATTTTTAATTATCCCAATCAAAGTCTGTTGTCGCTTTTGCTACTTCGGCAACATGGGTTTGAAACTCAGGCGAAATAACACTGCCTTTTGGGTTATCCTTAATATATTGCTCCTGTACCTGGCTAAACTTCTTTAATCCTGAAGCGCTGCTTTGCTGGTCATCACCACCTCTGCCGCCTTTACCTTCTGCCGCAATCCATTTCTTTTCAGTAAACAGATTAGCTATAGCGTCTTTTACTGGAACAGGAGATTGTGTTTTACTGTCCCTTAAAACAGCGCCATCTTTTTTAACAACTGTCACTCCGTCAAGGTCCTCAATAGATAGGTTCATACGGGTAAGTGCCAGGAACTCTTTATCTGTCATCCCTGTACGCTTTGCAGGGAAGTAACTGATCAGGTCGGTATCTTGCTTGGCTTGTTTACCAATAGTGCGTTCTTGTTCGATATCAGCCTCTAGGCGTGTCTTATCTTTTTGCAACAGCGATATTTGTTCTTTTAGTCCAAGATCACCTTTTGCCACGCTACCTTCTAATGCTGCAATTATTTTATCAGGATCTTTGGTGTCAACATCAGCCAGGTTGAACTTCTTTGCGATGGCTTTATTGGCGATCTCAATACCTGTTTGCTTGCCCTCTTTTAATATTTCAGGCTTCGCGGTGGCAATTACTTGCTTATCACGCTCGGCTAGCTGCTCGTCACTGAGGTTGTTTATTTCTGGGAATGTAAAGTCCTGCTCTTCGGCGTGGGTTGCGGCTGCTACAAGTTTATCAATATCAAAGCCCAAGTCTTTGAACTTCTTTTTAATATCTGATTTTAACATGGTTAGTTTATTTTAAGTCTTTGTTTAATTGTTTGATTCGCGGCCTGTTTCGCTTGTTGCTTTGATAATATATCCCAGTAAGCATTTATTTTACTTTCGTATTGAGCTAAACTTAAAGCAATTTGGAATGGTTGCCCGTCCTGGTAAATAAACATGCCTATATCGGAGTTAAAACCTTCATGGTATGCTGTTATTCGTGAAGGCTGAAATTTACCTACAACTATTTTATCTTCCTGCCCGGCGTATCCTATAGCAAGGGGCAGTTCTAAGTATGGCAGTATCATTATTATGTAGCCTCGCTTTCAGATTTACCCTGACGTAAAACAGGGATTGACAAAGGCAATATTGCGACCATTTCATTGTTAAGCCAGAAAACAGAACAATCACTTTCTATTGATATTGCATCAGCTGATATTTGATATGTAATCGCTCCCGGCCCCATCGCTATCCAGTTATACATTTACAGCCTCACTTTCTTTTACTTTAACTACTTCTTTAGCTAAGAACAGATACTTTGAAGTATGACCGTCGATACTAACATGCTTATTGATTTCGTCAGCCTGTATCTTCGTCATCCTTGTTAGCTGTATCGGCTTGTTGCCGTTCAGGCGTACACCAACAAGTTTAATAGCCTTTACCTGTTTGCCGTTTTGGCGTACCATTACCTCTTCGAATGTTGCAGAGGCAAGCCACATTTCATAATCATACTTTTCGTTGTTCATAAGCGATTGAACTACTTCCTGGTAACTTGCAAAATGTAGTTTTTCCTTTTCGTAAATAGCATCATTGGTTGATTGTGCCGCCATCTTTGAATAATCAAATTGGCTTACATCGGGCCTGGTTGTTTGTTTTTGTCTTGACATTATAGTTTGTTTTTAATTTATATTTCTTACTGTTTCGCTTATTCCAACGGTAGGCGGTACTAATAGCTCAGCCGGTTCTACCATCTTACTAGTTGCAAATAATGTTAAATCGGCAAGCAATGCTTCTTCAGATGAAGCAAGCAAGTAATTATCATCTTTGGTAGCCAGCCATTCAGAAAAATACATCTTCATAAAAAAGTCAATCCGCGATGGATTGGCCGCCTGTACCTGTACAACTGTTTGATGCACAAAAGGCTCTATGTTGATTAGTTTTAGCTTAATTGCTAATTGAACAGGATCATTAGCGTACACAGAATGGTAATATTTCCTTAACGTATCGAATAATGTTGCCTGTGGTGCACCTTTTGTTTTCATGTCAAGGTATTCTTCAATCAACTCATCCGGCGTCTCCAGTATGTAATACCTGCCGTATGTCCTTGTTGATTTCTTGAATGATCCCGGAAATAAATACTCGCCAATAAACTGACATAATGCATTTTCAGTACCCTCAGCCCAATCCGCTGTTTCGTTTAGTCTGGCATATATCGGCTGCAAGTCGGCAAGAGTTTTTGTTGCCGTCTCTTGGAATGATCCGGTATTGCCCTGGCTTGTAGTCGGGCCGGTAGTAGATTGTTTATTTACGGTGCCCCAATAAACATCCTGCATTAAGTTCTCAATATCTACTAATGAGGTGTCCTGCTTATCCCATGTCTTTATATCTGGTGATATATACCCGAAAAACTTAGATGGATCGCTTACACCACCTGTTTGCCCTTCTTTAGGCAATGGGAATCGTGCGACGTCAGACACCTTTGTACGCAATTTATAACCCGTGCCCCTTGTGGCTCCGGCCTCAGAGCATTCAGGGCATGCTTTAGCTGCTAATAGCCCTGTTCCTAAGCATGTAGAGCATGTCAGTAGCGGCTCATACCCTTTTGGAAACCCACTATATTTCTTTGATAGATCCCGTATTGACCGATCGTTTAAATAAGTGTGCGCTAATTCTATAGTTGGCTCAATAGGCGATAGGAAACACTGCGTATTGTTAAAATCTATAATATCCGATGCAATAATTGCAGGCAGCGCACTGAATGCTATTTTAATAGAGTTTTCCTCGGTAACAGTTACTCCGTTTGACTTACATATCCTATCCTCAGCGTCATCAACAAAGCGGTAATACTGCGTGTACTTTGTTCCTGGTATATCGGCTATATCCGTTGGGATAGACAGGTTCATGTCTTGATAAAACTGTCTTACTTCTTGAGCCTTTAGCCGGAAACATACATATTCAAGCTTCCTGCCATTTGTCTTATAGTCGTAAACAGAATCAATGGATTTGTACGTTGGATAAATATTACCGATATTATCTACCTCAATGAATAATACCGACATTGGATCCACCCTATAAGCTTTAAGTGCAAATTCTTTTACCCATTTGCGAATAGTCATATTAAACCGTATCTGGTCAAGTGTGGCATCCATTTGAATGGTTTGCTCAGGCGATAGCCCTTTGTAGTAAGATGATCCACCCTTGGCGGTAAATACCATTTCCTCCCGCTGTAGTATGCGGGTAAAAAGATCTCTGTTAGATACTGCATCTTTGTTACGAACTTTAAACACATCTTCATTCTCGAAATAATCTGAACGCTGAAGGGCGCTACTAAGCCCTTTCCCAAAAACATGAAGCATGAGCTTATCGGCGATAATTCTTGCCTCGGCTATAATTGCCTTGTTTGGGTTACTCAGTATTATTTCCTGTATTTTTGGAAATTGAACTACCGCCATAATGTTTTATAACTATACTATTTTAAAAATCTAACTAATAAGCGCGCGAATCACTATAACCTCTTTTTGCAACGATAACGTACCCCGCAGCATCAAAAAAAGCATGGTTCCATTTGTCCTCAGGGTAATTGGTATATTCCATGTATTTATTTTGCTCATAGGCAAAATTATTTATCTCTTCCCATAGCTCAATATCCTCTTCTACGGCGTAAAGCTCCATGCCCTTCATTAGTCCTATACGGGCTGGTATATCTTTTGATGCACATGGTACAGCATAAAAGCCAGTGGCTAACTGCGGGTACTTTAAATATTCATCCGGCGAAAGATCATGCCACCCGTTAGATAGTTTTGCAATTGTTATCGGCTCTGCGTAATCGCATATTATCTCATCATTTGGCCCAAATCCTAACGTGCAATAAAGCTTACCTAATTCCAATGCCTCTAATGGTTTATAATTTAAAAGCCTTACATATGCCCGGTTGCCATCTAATTTAACTCCCACTAAAGCCGCAGGTGATGCAGTGCCAAAATCCTGCCCGTAATGCTCTATAAGTTGCAGCGACATATATTCTGATCTGCTGATAGGCTTAACTTTTGAAAATATCTGCCCTTTGCGCCCGGTACTGGCATAACCCAAGATAGAAGTCAGATAATAATGTTTATCGTAAAGGTGGTGGTTTGGGTCGCCATATCCTTCATACCTTGAAATGATATGAGCAGGTAAGTGTGGGTTATCTTTGTATGAGGTTTGTATAGCTATAAAGCCAGGTATGTTTTTAGGGATCAGTTTAAAATAACCGTCTTCAACTTGCTCCAGGTTAAAAAACCGCTTTACTAAGAAGTGTTGAATATCTGGGGTGTTTAGCATGATGATCACTATGCAACCTTCTTTTCTTAACCCATCAACGAAAGTATCATATTTGGTTTTGTCGCGGATATCTTCACCCTCTTCAATTATTGCAATATCAATATCAGATGGACCTTTTAGATTAGCTTTCTTTTGCAGATCAGACGCCCTGAACCCCTTTGTGTATATTAATGTTTTGCCGGTTTTAATGTCCTTTAGCTCGGTTTCATTCTTTACGCATTCAGCATCCAGTGCACCGTTAATATTGGCCTTATCGTACCGTGACCATATTTCATTAAGTATAGATTCTTTGATAAGGGCTTTTTCATCTCGAAGGATAACAATTCTTTTCTTTTTTATCGATGCTGAATAAGCCGCAAACTTTGACACCTCGAAAGTTTTCTTGCCGCCTCGGCCGCCAATACATATATAAAGATTTATTTCAGGCGGCCTGTTTTCTTCATATAGTATTTTATATTCAGGTTCCGCATTGGGTAGCACCTTACGTTTTTTTAGTGGCTCAGCAACTTCCATATTTTAAAACTCAACATCCAAATCAGAAAGGCTAACATTAGCTTTCAAGTCTATTTCTGTTTTATCTCGCCATTTAGACGGCTGTCTGTTTTTAAGCCAAAATATAGCAGCTGTAGTATCAGGCGGGTAATGTTTTGTTGTAGGTATAATAAGGGGGAATCCTTGATCATTAAATATTTTATCCTCCGGATGATCGTATCCTTTGGCGCGATGAAATAGCTTAGAGGCTACTTCTGCGTCTGCCTGGATCTTGCCTCTTTTTATGGACTCCAAAAACTCTTTATGATCCTTTTTCCAATTATTAATAGTACTTTCTTCTACATTGAAAAAATCAGCCAATTCGGCATCCATAGCCCCAAGTAAGCAAAGCTTATAAGCATACTGATTGTACTCTTGTTTGTAAAGCGTTGGCCTGCCTCCGGTATTCCCCTTGGCGTGCTTATTTCCTTTAGCGGCTGGCATAATTAAATATTATACCCAAATATAAGTAATGTTGTAAACTCTGTCAACTATAGTTTACTAAATATTCATTTTTATTTGAAACTATGTTTTGATTTGTAAACTTGATAAACTGTAGTTGATTAAATATTAGGGCTTGGTATCATAAAACTCTTAATAAAATATCCTCGTACATTTCAGCCTTTCCAATATAATAATCGTACATAAAGTAAGCGTCTACAATATCGGGATAAATTTCAAAGCATTTCTTTGCTAATGCTTCATAATGCCTAAACATGAAGATCAATGATTCTATTTTAGGATTAGCTACCATGTTGTTCTATCCCCCTTATTGGTTTTTAAAATTCTTCAAAATTATTTACTGGTAGTGGACGCCAATGGGTGATATCTCTTACAATTATATTTGTTTGGTATATAGTGTAAATGTCGTTATCCCCATCAGATGCCCGCCATGCCACGCATTGTAAATTATGGTGTTTATTTAGACATAGAAAGATTTTATAATATTCCGGCGGCTCGTCTATTACATCAATCCAATTATCCACTTTCTCCAGATTATCCACAAACCCCTTCCAGTCCATTATTTTCTGAGTAGCGAATAAACGCTGAGCTTCCGGGGCTGCCTGTCCTTCCGGGCTGGCTAAATAATCAGTTTCCTTTTTGATCAGATCCTGGTATTTTTTGATTAAGGTGGTTATTGAGTTCATATTTTGCGATAATTATAATTTAATCCCGAACGGCCTTGCATATTTAATAACTAATATGCCCGTATATTATAATTTCTTTATATTCCGGCAGCTTTAATATATCCTTTTCCTTGGTTAATTGCTGATCGGCTGGTAAGAACTGATTTAAAAACTCCATTATGGCATCACTTGTGGCCTGTGCCGCTTCGTAATCTTCCCGGTGTTCGCAATCCTTAACCAAAGGTAAAAACGTTTTAGCCCATTCAAAGGGGCATTTACCTGTATATAGAAATGAGGGCTGCTGAAGTTGCTCGGCTACAAAAGCTTTTATCTGTTTATAATATTTCTTATCGAATGGCATCTTGTATAGCTTTCTTTATTAATTCAATGCTGTAAGCAATTCCTGTATTTCCTTTCTGGTTTTTACTTCGGACTTGACCGTATTCATAGTCATGGTAACCAGAATAGGGAGTGGTTCAGTGGGATCAATTATGAAATAAATAACCCCTGATGATATAATTTTTATGCAATCAACTTTTTCCATTATACGAATTTAGTATTTTGTATAGCTCTTTTAATCAATTCAATAGTCTCAGATGTTATTAATTGCTGAGGGGTACGCCTTATTAGTAACCACCCGTTTGCGGCTAGGCAACTTGCTTTGTTTATATCCCTTTGAATACCAGTGCCAGAGCTATGCCCGCTTTTGCCTTTCTTATGGATGCCACCGTCACATTCTACTCCTATTCGATATTCCGGGATGGCGTAATCCAACTTATAACCTTTCTCAGCGCTAAACCGATATTCTGGCCAAACTGCTACACCTATCTCTATTTCTAACAACCTGGTAAACTGATCACAGTGTTTAGCTTTATTAGCTATGTTTAAATGATCGTTAGTGTCATAGGTTCTTGTCTGTCTTTTGGCTCGTGGCTTCTTTTCAGGGCTTAGGTTTAATAGTTTTGCTTCGGTTGGGGTGTAGAGTCGGTTGCCGCTCATAACATGCCCCTTATCGATTAATTTGTTTATTAGGGCGCGACCCTCATTACTGGTCATTTGGTTGATTAGCTATGCATAAAAGAATATTTGCATGACATGGTTTATCAAATTCACAAAAGCACATTAAATCCTTGCCCCGTAAATCGCTTTTTATCATATCCCTAAGCGATAATTCATTGCTTTTTCTGAACGCCTTAAAAAGTGGGCTGTTTAAAGCATCTTCTTGGGCATCTATCGAGAATTGTTTTATAGATGTAAACTCATCGATCATTTGTTGAAATAACTTCAATGACCGATCTAATCCATATTTTTCTACTGAAAACGGATTACCGTATTTACTTGGCCTGGTACAATTAACCGCACCGACTGGCTTTGTCCAACCCTTAACCCTTCGTCTCTGAATTCTTACTGGCATTATACTTAAAAATAATCATTTTATACTTAAAAACCAAACATTTACCTGGTTATTTTTACTATCCCCTCTTTAATTAACTCGTCGACTGAGATGAGGGTGTTTGTGGATTGGTCGAAAAGAGGGAGGGCGATGCTGATGGATTTAAGATATTCAAATACCTGATACCACTCCCACGCTGTGAGGTTGCAATGACGGCTATCCATGTATTTATCGAGCAATATTTTAGTTTGCTGTTCGCCTATTTGCGATTGTCCAACTATTTCGGATGTTTTTTGTAACTCGATTGATGTTAGGCTTTCTATTGATCTTAATTCGAGAATACCCATCCAAACATATTCAGAAGATAGATAAATAGGCGTAAGTTCAAACTTACGCTGCGATTCTTTGGTTTTACAGTATACTTTTTGCCCTAAGTACATTGCAAAATACTTGCTTTTTAGATCGTTGTTTATAGTCATGGTGTTTTATTTTTAAATGGGTTAAGATAACCACATAATACAATGGTTAAAGCTATTAAGTTAAGTATCATTCAATGAGGGATTAAAGGGTTAGTAAGGGTCAAAGTTAAAAGACGGTCTATCGGTAGATTTTATAATCAAATCAATATCTTGGATGCTATCATATTCGCCACAGCATTTTTCAACGGTGCCTGAATATAGATTGCCGTCTTTATCTTCGCCTCGGCACTCGTAAAACGTGCTATGATCTACGGAGTCCAGTTTCCTGAATTCCATGTCATCAAAATCGATTTCGATTCCTTCGTGTGTTGTTTTCATGTTTGTTTACTATTAGGTGTTACTTAATTGGTTAAATCATTCCTAAGTTGGCCGCTCTCCAAAGTACCATATCAATAAGAGAAACTTTATCCCCTGTAATTGAACTTATCAAGTTGCACATTTCGAAACAGTCTTTGAAGTTATACTCTTTTGCTATTCTGACTAAATGCCTATCTGGTTTCACGCAATCAATGCCTAAGTTTTTGGCAAGGTGGTATTTTGTGATTGAGCCGATAAATGGTAGGCTTTCTAAAAATATCAAAGGCTCGGCACATCCAAAATATTGATCGAAAATATCCTGTTTGTTTTTACGGATAAAGTCTATAGCTTTAACTTTCCCCTCATGCCTAAATGCTGATGAAGTAGGTTTACTGTCGCCCCATGCCTTTTGTATACGATTCCAAATTTGCCGTGCAATTTGCTCTTTCATGCCTGAATTTAGAATTACCCATACTGCTTCTCCGAAGAAGTCGTCCGAACTCATGCACGGCTGAATATTTTCTATCCAAGTAATTTCATGCTCGTAGCCTGCATCAATGATGGCAAACTTTAGATCGATATATTGTGATTGTGTCATACTTTTTCTCTTTAGGTGTTACTCACTTTTGAATATGGGGGTTAAATAATGACTTTTACCTGATATAGATTACAAAGCTTTACCACCACGTCAAATGATGGCTTTTTAACTTTACCTGTTTCCAGTTGGGATAAATAAGCATTGGAAATACTTGTTTTTTCTTCCACCATTCGCAATGTAAAATCTCTACAAAGTCGCCACTCTTTTAGCTTAGATGGAATGTCATGAACTGTAGCAATTATAGTATACCAACAAATAGGATCAACTTTTTGATGGCTGAATTGCTTTATTTCTTCTGATATTGGTGGGTTATGTTCACTTGGCCCCAATGGTATATTCCTTGTTATTTCATACATGCTATTTTTCATTTGTTTTTAAGTTTATCTATAATTGATTGTTTCATGGATAGAATTTCCTCAACAACGACAATTAAAACGGGCCCACCATCTTCTAACAATGTATCTTCGCCAAAATTTATCCGTTTAGCATTTTTCATGTTGACTATGGCGTTTAAAGTTTCTTCTACTATATGTTCTATGGATTGTTGGGATTGCCAATTAGCGCCAGCTATGAATGCTTTCTGTTCGGCATTAATAATTTGCTTATAATTAGGATTAGCGCAATTGAATCCGTATGCATTGACTACATACCTTTCAGCATTCAATTCAGGAGTGTCTTCTGTATTTTCTTTCATAATCATTTTACTAATTCGGTGCATTTTAATTCATTTGCATGATATTCACATAGATAAATAGGCTCATCTTCCCATCCTTTTTCTTTAAGGTGTTTTGGCTTTATGTAATCTGCGCCTTTACGTTTACAATTTCCGTACTCGCATTGCATTCCTATTGGTGGTTTGTTTTCGTTCATGGGGGTTATTTATTGGTTAAAAGCTTATGCTCCTTAAACAAATCTATATCACTCTGTTCTATTCCTGTTTTTATTAATTGGTGTTCTGTCATATTTCCAAAACATGCACCGTAAGCCTCTTTATGTATAGCCTGAATGCCACCTTCATAATTAATAAAGCAGGCAAGGCAACAGGCGTAACCCTGTAAAAATTTATTTCCTTCTGCTATCTGTTGGACTGTTTTCATCTTTTTACTTGTTTTATATAGGGGGTGAGTTACTTTATGAATTGATCGCATATTTTTTGATAACTTTAAGATTATTCCATTGGCTGATATTTACGGGATGGCAGTTTGTAATATGTCCAATCCACTTAAATCCCTGACAGAATAGTTTCTTAAGCCGGACATTTGCAAAGTATTCATTAGAGTTATTAACACCATGCTTAACCATTTCGTAAATGCCTGGGCCTATTATATCCGCTACAAATAGATCGCCCTCATTAATCCTTAAAGTTTCTGCTGTTTTCATTTTATCTATTGTTTTGATTGTGCTTTTAAAGGTTAATATTTAATTCGTTGCCTGTAAGGGCGAAATAGAGGTTCATAAGCTGATGTAAAGACGTTATCCGTAATGTATCGGTGTCCGCATCAAAAACATAGTTGCCTCGTTCCTTATCGCATGTAATCAGTTCGCCAACTATAGGCCATTCGGTTTCATACCAGTACATGCCATCTTCCTCACCATCCACATATTTAAACCCTGCTTTCTCAAGTATTTCAGGCGAAAGAGGGATGGGTGAGTAATGATCTTTGGGTATGTTACCGATTTCGATCTCAGCTATGCCGTAAGCTGTTATACGGGTTATGCCATTGCTCCACATTCCCATACGCGGATGACTAAATGGTTTGCCCTGTAAAAGGTTTCCGCTTCTCAGTTCTCTTGCTTCCATTGCTATTTATTGTTTGATATAGTCTAATTTATTCAAGGCCAGTCCCCGCTTAATCAGCCCGTCAACATCCCCGTGTAGTTCGTATATCTTTTCGAAGGCTCGAAGTTGATTAAAGGCGTAAGGCCCCGTTCCGAACTGTTGATTATCAAATTCAAAAACTAATGAAATTTCCCTAAGCCCCAATTCGATTGCTTTATCATCGTGCCTTTCAAAATAGAACTGATCAATATTTTTCCATCCACCATTAATCGTTCCTGCAAATCCCGCCTTAAACACCTCTCTCCACTGATCTTCTGTTAATTGGGATAAGGGGATGAGTAGGGGCTTGAACTCATTTAACGGCCTATGTATCTCATGGTGATACCTGGTTTTAGTTGACCGTCCTATTGAAATATTGCCTTCGTTTGCAACACATACATTGGTTACACGCCAAATGTATTTCTTATTATCTTTCCAAATGCCTGTAAGATTATACTCGGCAAATGGCAATATTTGTTTTAGTTGCAGTGTTTCCATTGATTTCTATTTTGAATTGTTTAAAGTCTCGCTTCTATAAATTTGTGACTGATCCTGTATCAGTCTGTATGTTTTAACTACCGCAAAATTTATGAGTTTATAATAAGACACAAATATCCCGTACTTGTCTAGATCAAGACTTTTAAGTACACTTTTTTCTATATCAAGTATATCTATATTCTCACTTGAATGAGCGTATATATAATCAGCTATTGCGCCCATTGCTATACTTGATATAGTGGCTTCAGGCTCGTACATTGTGCTATACAATACTCCAATGTCTTTTATTTCATAACCTATAGACCCATTAAGTGTAATTGTTTTAAGGTCTTTTGTAGTTAGGTTTTGCATTGGTAAATTAGCCACCCTAAGTCTAACGCATTGGATATAAAAATTATCCATAAATGGTATTCTAAAATGAGTACCGGCATATATAACTTTTTTGTTTTTACCAAAACGTGTTCTTACTGCCTGTTCCCATGGTTGTATAATTATCCAAAATTTAAATACATTCAGAATATAATCCAATAAGTCTTTTATACTATTCATCATTTTGTTTCAATTCAAGTGTTTCCATTATTGGTTGTCTGATTGGTTATTTAATATCAAAAGATAGGGGGTCATCTGCATTTCCTGCGTGGAAATTACGTGAATATACTTCGGTAATATACTCATAGTAATCAATGCTTTCATACCCAAATTCGCCAGTTTCTGTAACGTCTGGACAAGTTATTTTTTTAGCATTATAAGCTGTGAGACTACCGTAATTATCCCAAAACGCAACTCCTAACTTATCACATTTTCGCATAGCGATATCAATTGCCTTAATAGCTTTATTTTGAGCTTCAGTAAAAGCAATTGCTTCTGATTGATCGTCCGTTGGCCTGTTATTGTTTATCATTTCTTTTCTCCTTTATTTGGTGAGGTGGGTAATGGCGGCAATGGCATCCAGTGGGTGACTAAAAATTGTCCGTTAAAACCTAATATATTTTTATAAGATAATATTGAAATATGAAATGTTTTATCTTGACGTGTATTGAAATAGCATAAATATCTACCTTCTTGCTTAGGAGGTACTTTCACATCCACCCATTCTCCAAACTTAGGTTCAATCTGTTTTTCTGATGAGGGGCAAATTTTCCATATTTGGCGGGTAGGTGTACCTGAATTATTAAAATGCTCTGATTCATTTTGCTCTAAGAAATCATTCCATTCACCTTTTCTTATGCCTAAAGTAACTTGATATTGATTTACTAACACCGCCTCAACTGGTTCAGTTGTATCTTTTAGTTCTGGGCATTGGTATGATTGAACGGATTCTTCAAACTTTCGATACCTATTCGAACTAACAGCATCGTAAATGTTTTCAGGGTCACTTTCGTCTACTGGCGCATCCCAATGCGGGTTGCACTCTCTCCCTACATGATCTGATATTGTTATTAGAGTTGGGTTTTGTTGCATGGTTAAAGTTTATTCAGGTAAAATATTATAGAATTTAAGACACTTTTTACAGGCCATATTTTCGCGCAAGTGAGTTAAAGCCTCGCATGTTTCAATTGGGGATGCATTTTCGTTTTCGTCCAGTACCCGACATTTTTTATTACATATAAAAGCGTTAGATATGTATGGAGTTCCAGTCCACCCTTCTTTGCGTTCAACATTATACAGCAGATGATGCATGGTATACGAACCATCAAAATTATCGAATATAGCCCATGCTACGTCTTTTTTTGTTAGCTCGTGTCTCAATTTCAGGTTTTCCATTGTCCTTATATATTAATTGGTTGTTTTTACTTCCCCTGTGGAAATATGGTATAATTAGGTGTCCACTCCCCGCACAGATCACAAAGTATTTTAGCAGCTTTAATCATTGTTTCGGCTGTATATTCCTTGTCCCCGGTCATTTCCAGTATCTCAAAGGCAGCGTGATTTTGCTGCATAACTTCGTTGACTATTAATTGTGCCAGTGCAACCGGATGGCCTTTACTTTGCATGAATAGCCATTTTTGATATGGCGTAGCTTCTTTGGTTTCAGTTTTCATAATTTTGGTTGTTTTACTTATTAAGCCGGGTACCACGTTTTACCATCTAAAAAAGTCTCACACATTCCCAAATAATACCTAGTACGTACATTAGAGATATCATAGTACCTGTATTGAACAGTGTATATATTTATCCTGTAGATAAATATCCCGATTCGCTTTTCCATATCTTATTTTACTTATTGTTATTTAGGGGAGTTAATTAAAGCTTAATAGTTTTACTGTATTTTACAATTGCAATACAGTCAGAGCAATTAACTTTTTCATTTGTAGCCTCGTAATCTCCGGCGGTTGCTGTATCACCATCCAATGTTATACCGCATAATGTATAATCGTGAATACAGCCAGTGAGGCAAACTCTGCCCTTAAATTGATCGTCTACTCCAACTCCTGTAAATTTTACTTTTAATGCCATTTTCTCTTTTCCTATTGTTTTAGCACCCTAAATGGGTAAGTGGGTTAATATCTTAAATCTGTCCAGTGAATTATTTAATCCTAATACAGCAATCCGGCTGCTCACAATATTCAAGCTTCCAAAATGCCCGTTCCTTTAAATTCGGTTCAACTTCATTGATACAATCGGTTGCCCAATTACCCAACGTCGTAATAAGATTATACTGCATGTTCCTATAATGCTTACATACATCTGTTAATGATGCCTCAATAAGGCCATCTTCGGTATTAAAATAAAGCTTCCCATCTTCCTGTTGGATTAGCTCAGTTGACCAATCTTTCATTATTTGGGGTTTTCTTGTTTATGGTGCCAGTGAGTAACACCCATTGGTATATATGGTATCATGCCAATATTCCAGCATCCATTACCCATTGATTTACACCATGAAGCCATATATTGGCTTTCCGTATCGGTGTCATAGATTATTATTTCTGTTCCATCTTTTGGCGCTGTTTCGGCTGGCTGCCAAATCATATTAATGGCTTCAATAGCCCTGTCAATAGGCACGACTAATTTATGATCACCGAAATTATCGGCATAGTCAACCCAATCGTTTAATTTATCAATTTGTGCTTTCATATCTCGTTAATTAAATAAATTCAAATCTCTTTACCGGCTTACCTCTCCACCTGAAGCTTTGAAGCTTCCACCAGAGCGGCATTTTAAGAGCCAGCTTTGCGCTCTCTCCGGCTTCTGATAGTCTCTTATCGCCGATCCTGTAATGATTCGCCCGGTAGGTTATTATGTGGGGTATGGTGGACATTACTCGCTATCAACTTCTTTATTTGAGTACTCAAAAACAATACGGGTGAGCATGGAAATAGTATCAATATTATCACCGCTATTGCCTGTCAACTTATCAAGTATTACTCCTGTCGCCAATATCAAGCCGTACATGAAGTCTTTTACGCTTTCCTCGTAGTTGTCTTCATCCAACAATGAACTGCCGTTATCATTATCTTCAAAGCAGTTAGCAATCTCAGATGTTATCCTGACCGTGATTTGATCAATTCCTTTTTTCATATCGTTTATTTTAGTTTTCTATTATAAGCCTACTGGTTTAATACCTGGTAGGGGGTGCTATGTGGGGTTGGCTCATTAGTTCTTACAGCGGTTCGCCAGTTTTTAAATAGTGCTGATGGGCCTTGTCTGCGTAATCCATCCCGCAATGGAATTTAATATCTTCTTCTTCGTCAGAATCTTCTATTGGGAACTGAGTACTTTCTATAGTTACTATATGGCCGTCAACATCGCCTTCGATGCTGTACTTAACCATGTTGCCGTAATAATCGAAATCGTATGTCATAATAGATTTGCTTTTGCCACCAAAAGCCCGCGTGTTAGGCAGGCTGAGGATAACTGTTTGTAGTTATTTGTAAGCACCTACGGGATTTACACCCATTGAATGAGCTGTCACAGCATATCCATTAAATGTAATCGCAGATCGATTACTCAAGCATCTTTGCGTATTTGATATTTGGCAAATTCCTATAAACCTGGTATTCCAGTTAGGAAATTTGGCTTTCACGGCTTTTTTCAAGCCTTTTTTAAATTTTCGTGGCAGTTTCAAATTTTTCATATTTTTGTATAACTTTGTGTTATTGTAATTAATGCTCTAAGTTATACAATGTATAACATATAAACAAGGGAAATGGAAAAAAAAGTTAAGCAAACCGCTATACGCCTCTCTGAGACTTCTAAACAACTACTCGACAAGCTATGCACTATCGAGGGTAGAAGTATGGCTAATCTCATTGAATACCTTATTAAAAAGGAAGCCGATTCTCGCGGAATTAAACCGGATGCGAAACACTAATCCCCTTTAATCTCACTATGCTTATATACATAGGTTAAAGCCTTTTAATAAATGAATTTCGTAACCGCTCCATCTTTTCAAATTGCTCTGGATATTCTTTCTTCTGCCACTTCCTACGCTCACTTTCATGCGACTCATATTCTTCAAGGTTGAACTTTTTGATAGCAAAGTATGGTGCCGGATCTTCTTCGAATTTGCCACTTAATGAGAAATGAGCATAGTTAGGCCAGCCGCCATTTAAAAGCTTATGAACACCTATGCCGCAATGGTTCGCAAGTAAGAAAGTTTGCCCGTGTTGAGTTACTTCAATGGCAGATATTAAAGAAAAATGATTGCCATTATCTCTAACGAAATGATCCGGCTCGAAAGAATCATCAATCTTCTGTTTATTGAAGCATTCGAAGTTATACCAGTACATTGGCTTTTCTTTATTTTCTTGCTGTAATACATAGCCGAATCTTGTTTCTACTGGCTCTCCTTGCCATTGATAAGCTTTCTTATTCATTTCAATTTATCTTTAAGTGTATAGTAAATAGAAGTAGTTAATAGTATTATTAAAGTAGGTAGGGTGAAGTAGCGTAGGTAATGTTTCATGGGGTCAGGTTATTGTATTGTTCAATTGACTTGAATATTTGTAAAGCGACCTGCGGGACTATTGCGTTTCCTCCTGCTTTGATTGATTCGTTTCGCCATTTAGAAAAGGTAATTCCGTCCAGTTCACCGGAAAGCCCATCATTTCCAATACAAACCGGTGATTGAGTCGGGAATTCCTCCCATAGATTTCCGATACCGTCGAAACTATGTCCCCACCTTCCCAATTGTCCGATTTGTTCCTGGTCACATAATCGCTTTTCGTTGGAGTTGGCAAAAGGGAAATATTCATCAGGTCGTTTTTCCGAAACCGTATGTGATTGTGGTCTTTCATTTCTAAATTCATTGTTCCGTGAATTGCTCTCGGAGTGTGCAATAAACCAGATGCGATCTCTTGTGTGCGGAGCGTTGACACCCGCAGCTGGAAGTAAAAACGGTGTGACTTCGTAGCCCTTAGCCTCCAGGTCAATTTGCACCTGTTCGAATACCAACCCATTTGACCAATTAACAAGGCCGGGAACATTCTCACCAACGACCCAACTTGGCTGAATTTCTCCAATTGCTCTAAGCATTTCCGGCCATAGATGGCGTTCATCTTCTGTCCCTTTTCGCTTTCCCGCGGCTGAATAGGGTTGGCAAGGGAATCCTCCACTAAGTATATCAATTGTTGCTCTGTGAATAGTGAAGTCTGTTTTTGTAATGTCTGCATAACTTATAGCTTTAGGCCAGTAATATTTTAATACTTTTTGTCCGAACTCGTTCCATTCGCAATGAAACACATTATCCCACCCCATCCATTCAGCAGCAAGATCAAAGCCGCCAATACCTGAAAATAATGATCCGTGCTTCATATTGCTTTTGATAATCTTGATTCACACAGCCCTAAAGCCATAGCTTGTTTATTATTTTCGTTAATCCAGTTATGGCATTCCCGGCAAACCGGTAACCAGGTACTTTCATCAAGTAGATATTCGCCCCGGCCTTTTTTATGGTGAACATCGGTAGTCTGTGACCCTATACACTTTACCCGGGCCTTACAAACTGGATTGTTCTTTTTATAAACCTTGGCCTGAACATTATAAGCCGTGTTTAATCTTTGTTGCCTGGTCGAAACCTTTTTAATCTGAACCGTCTGGTATTTCTTGACTGGAAACACTTTTGCTTCTGCTCCGTCTTCGGTTTGTGTTAACCTTGCTTGTTGCTGTTTCTCCTTTGCTTTAGAAAGGACAGCGCAGTTACGGCACATCTTTGGGGTACTTACCCATAAGACGCAGGGATCGTTGCAGACAGAACATATTTTAAGTTTTACTTGCATGGTTACTTTGATTTATAGAATAACCTTTTACCATCAATAAGCTCTGACAGATTATCTTCATTGAGAATTATATCACGCATCCAGTTATTTAAGATGATCCTTTTGCCTACCCGCTTGCATTCGTTGTACTGACCCGAGGTAATACCGTCTGCCTGAATGTTTAACTTCAATAATTCCAGATCAGCGTTTAATCGCCGGCGCTTTAAAAGTTCAAAGCAGTTGATAGCTTCGGCCTCTTTTTCTTTTACCAGTTCTTCCAGGGCTTGCGGCATGATTCCTTTTTTATAATCCGGGTCAATGAGTTGAATATCGTTCAGGAAAGTATAAACCGCTACAGCTGTTAATCCAATAGATTTACCCTGTTTAACCTTTTCAAAAGCTTCCAGGCAAAGGCCTTTTGCAGTTGTGAATTTTTCGTCAATAGAGGGCTCGTTTTTGGTTTCGGATTGAGACTTGATATATTCCTTAGCCATACATTTGCGCTTTTCGCTTTCGAGATAGCCTTTAATAAATTGCTCAAATGAAATTAAACAGAGTCCAAAGTATTCGCCGTAATGTTTTCTTACACCATTTGAAAAAGCCTCCGCGATCTCATCAGCTCTTATTGAAGTATACCTATCAAGGATACTATCAAGAATTTTATTAACCAGGACGGTACGATCAGTTTGGTTAGGCACATTTTGATTGAGTTCAAAATAACACGTCAAAACCGCTTTATCAATCGCATTAATTAGAGTTTGCTCAGCTTCCTGCAATGCGTTGGGCTTCGAAAAAACGCCTATGATTTTTACAGGCAAATTGCTTTGAGTTTTTTGTAATTCATTCATATTCTTGGCATTCTTTTAATTTCAATTTGTCCGGCTTCAATCACTACAGTAGGGCCCTTTCCCAACGTGGCGATTGGTCTATTCTTGGCTTTATAAACTGGCACCCAGTTGTAAAAATGCTTAGCCATATCAAGCCATGTTGGATATCTTACCAGGTAAGAGTCTTGATTTTGCTCATAGAATATTTTGAAATAATCAAGGCGTTCAGTTTCAGAAATTTTGTGATGCTCAACTACTGTTCTCCAATAGGACATTTCAGAAAGATGTTCAATGGCCATGTTGATCGAAGGAATTATTTCTTCCGGATCAGTTTTTATATTTTCGGTTAATGATTCGCAGTACTCGTCAAGTATTTCATCAAAATCAGAATTTTCGACACCTATTATTTTTTTATATACTGCTTCATTAATTACATTATTATTATCAATATCATTATCAGGGTTTTGCTGTTGTTTTGCTTCGCTTTTGCTTTTAGTTTGCTTAGGTTTTGCTTTAGTTTTACTTTCGCCACCTTTTCTACCAGACGTTGCGCGCTTTTCAGAAATTTCCGTTTCCCGTAACATACGGCGGCTTTTTATGCAAAATTTACCATCTTGAATGTCAGAAATATCTAAAATTTTATTTTCTATTAATTCCTTAAAAATCTCTTTGGTTTCGTCCAAACTACACTTAAAAAGCACAGAAAGTGTGCGAAAATTTGCCTCAAAAACACCTCTTTTTTCAGCATTAAATAGCTTAAAAGTCAATTTTAATAAAGCAAATTCTGCCATCGGTGTAAGGCAATTTGTGTCCTTTTCCCAGTCACCAATATATAGCGGTATGTAAGGTTGTTTTGCCATATTAAACAGTAATTTTTTTTAATTTTTCTACCCATTTTTCGAGCGTATCAATAGAATAAGATGAGGATGATTGATCATCCATATTCGCTATTGCAATGCATTTTTCGTTCTTAAATACTCCGAATGCTAATAACTGATCATCATTTTTGGCCGTTGAAAAAACGATAAATCCAGATTTTTTACAACCTTCTATTATTTGATGACAGGTTTCGCAAACTGTTATTAAATTTTCGTTCGAAACATCCCAAGGGAATTTCTTATTTTCATAATCCTTGTGATGAACGTTCAAAGTTTCCTTTGTATCACCACACATGGTACAGGTAAAACTATCCCTATCCATTATTTCCAGACGTTTCTTTTGCCAGCGAGGGTCTTTAAGAAGATTAGTGTAGTTAGCCATTATATAATTATAATTAGGGTTAGTTTAAATCACACTTTATGCGGCCGGTTTATTTCTAACATTACATCCCGGCTTCTTTTTGTATTATGCTCTTTTATTTCAAAGAATAGATCAAGCTGCTGATCGAATAACTGGTTGTACTCTTGCTTTACATCATTGATTTTAATTAGTGTAAGCTCTTTATTATATACATCCAGGGTAGTTTCGTAATACTTCATTTCCTCGACCAGTAATTCCAGACAATGGCCCATGCTTCGGCATTTACTGGCATTCTGGAGATATAAAACATCTTTGTTTGTCACGCTTCAACCCCCTCAGCTATCTGCTCTATATTATCCATCACCTCTTTGATTTGCGTTATTCCAAGTCCGATAAAGAAATGGAAAACACGGTATAACTCCCCGGCATACTCCTGAATGAATTCAAGGTCTTTAAATTCGATTTTAACACGGTCGTTGCACTTTAAATGAAATTGAATAGCCTCGGCATCTGCTTTTATCCGTTTAGCGAATTGGTTCGCTTGCGGGTTCTTAAAATCAGTATCTATCAGGTCTGTTAAATGTTCCATCTTAATTACTTCAGCCATGACAGCTAAGAACTGAACAGACTTATATATCCTGGCTTTCTTTTCGGGGGTCATAGTTTGTTTGATCATGACACGAATAATTTACGTTGATATTTAGATAGCATTTTCTCATTGGCCAGTTTGAAGAAATCTTTTTTAATCTCAAACCCATAGGCTTTTCTCCCTGAAAGAATGGCGGCTAATAATGTAGATCCACTTCCAGCAACAGGATCAATAACAACGTCACCGGGGTCCGTAAAAACATCGATCAGTTGTTCCAATACTTTTAATGGTTTCTGCGTAGGGTGTATTTTTTCTACCGCCGTATCTCTTGCCCAATCAAAGCAATTAAAGATCATTTTGCCACGATTGTTAAACTTTGGCAACTTATCCCGGTAAAGCAAAATTGTATACTCACAATTCCCAACAATGCGCATGTTTGCTTTTAATACCTGGGCAGAGAAATTCTTTTTAAAAACCAGGTTGATGTAATTATTGAGGCCATACTTTTTAGCTTTTTCAATAAGCTCAAATTGCTGCTCAAAAGCGCAGAATACTATCATACATGGTGCCTTACCACTTTCCTTTGGCTCTTTAATCAACATGGTTGAACAGAAGTGAAGAAACTCTGTAATTCTAAAATCCTTATCCGTATCAAAGAACTCTTTACCCGCCAGTTTACTTTCACCGTTTTTATTGTCCCCATCAATATACCAACTTGGATTTGAACCGTATGCGTTTTTACCAATATTATAAGGTATATCTGCAATGATCAGTTGAGCCTTTGGAATGTTATATGGTTTATAGTTTTGGAAATGGTCATTAAAAAGATGCGGGATATAAGCGTTATGATCTATTTCGCGCTTATTAACTTTGCTTTGACCGCTTATGGCTATATCGTCTATCATTAGTCAAGAATTGAAGTTTGTATAAAATTTTGTTTAACAGTTTCGGGCGCGAATAACTTTTGCTGTGCTGTATGCCTATTAAATCTATCCTGTTGGTTTTGAAAGTTAATTGGGTCGAGTTCACAACCATAATAATCAAACCCCAAATCATAAGCAGCTATTCTACTGCTTCCGCTTCCCATATGTGGATCAAATATTTTCATTCCAGGCTCGGCATAGTTATTTAAAAGCCATACATAAAGACCTACAGGCTTTTGATGTATATGTATTGTCGGTTCATTTTCAAACTTAACAGCACCGCACCAATGGCCGTTAAATGTTTTAATCTGCTTACGCTTTGAATACCATGCAATATCACAGCTGGACATATTATGCAAGTCCGGGTCTGCTTTTTTATCCCAAACTATAAATGATCCATGTGGCTTTAAAAAGGACATTTGATATTGGCATCCCCAAATTATTTGCTCTTTACTAACCCGATACAATTCGTCGTAGTATTCAGGGTTAGGTATTGATTTATTCCTGTATGATGTTGCTTTGGTCTTATGACGCTGAAATTTATTCTTAGCCATTATTGACCCGCCATAGGGTGGATCATCTAAAACGAGATCAAAAAACCCATCCGGATATTTAGCCATGAAAGCCATATTATCAATATTTTTAGCTTCACTTACCATTACTCAATTATTATTTTAAAAGGGTTATCAATAGTTATTTTATTCGGCGTTAATCCTTTTCATCCGGATCAGGAATAGCCCGTTTATAAGCAATCCAAGCACAGGCTACATCTAAAACTGCGATAATGATTAGTGCTATCATGGCTTTATGGTTTATGCTACTTTTTGATGAACATCAAGGAAATATTCTTTGAAATGCTTTCCGTTTTTGGAAATCCATCGATCTTTAATTTTCAACTCAGGATCCTTTCGCAAAATCGCTATATAAGTACGAGCTTCCTGCGTGCCTACTGATTGAAGTACACTTTGCACAGTGATACGCCACCCGCGAATAAGCTGCTCTCTAATCGCTTTTAAATTGGTTGAATGATCTATAGACTTTTCCATCTTGTGATAATTTTAATCGGTTACTACTACACCAGCCATTCTGCAGTTTTGCTTTTCGGCATCCATTAAGTTTGCCATCCTGATACACATTGCTGCGGTTTGGATAAGTTCCATTCTTAAGGCTTTAGGATTGCCTTTACCTTCATCAATGTGGTTTGCTTCACGAACTACTTCGCCCGCTTCTTCCATTACAATAGCGGCTCTTTTAACAGGGTCTTTAGGCCATATAGGATATTGTTTTTTGGCGCTTCTTAACTCCGCTAATATTTCTATCAGCAGTGTAGCTTCTTCGGGGCTTTCGGTGGTTATTTGTAGGGATGTTTGCATAGCTATTATTCAGATCTAAGTGAATGCATAAATTCATACATGCCATTGGATTTACCAGTGATCATTTGCTCTTTGAGCATTTCTGTAAGCTTGTCCCAGTTATCAACTAACTTGCTCCAAGTTTTAGAAGCCGGCTTTAACATATCAAGTTTGTTTCGCCATTCAGGCACCATTTCCAGTAGGCCGTGACACCTTTTAAAATCAGATGGATCGTAAGGAAATGAACCACTGTGAATAGATCTAGCACCAGATAGAACACTATACATAAATTCAGAGCTACTCCCATGTTCACCATGTTGCAACCAAAATACAGCTCTTTGACGTTCGGATAAGCTTGGATTAACAACTGGCTCAGACCATGTTTTGGGGCAATTGGCATGACTTTTTGAAAATGCTTTACCCATTGCTACAAAAACAGGTATTTCAATTGGGTAAGGAACTGTTTGCTCTCTGCCGCAATTAGAACAAAAAAGCTTTTGATTTCTGATAACTACGTGTTCTGTTTTACTTTTAGCCATTTTTTTAATTTTTGATTGCTTTTTTAAATAAGTGCGGGATCTACCTAAGCCTCGAAAAGCGTTAGGGTTGGCGAGTGTAGCGCGATGTCTACAACTGCTTTTATTGAGTATCTATTTATGCTTCCTGAAACTTACCGTCAACCAGGCGATACCAGGTATTTTCTTTGGTATTTTCTCCATCAACTTTTATTGTTTGAATATCAATACGCTGCCAATTACCTTTAGAATCGTTTTTCCATTCGGCTATAGTCAACCACATCCCTATAATGCCTCTTGCTTTTGCATCTATACCTAGCGAAACGGCAGCGCCTTGATCACCGGATGCCGTTGCAGCGCCTTGATAACCGGATGCCGTTGCAGCGCCTTGATAACCGGATGTCGTTGCAGCGCCTTTATAACCGGATGCCGTTGCAGCGCCTTGATAACCGGATGCCGTTGCAGCGCCTTGATAACCGGATGCCGTTGCAGCGCCTTGATAACCGGATGCCGTTGCAGCGCCTTGATAACCGGATGTCGTTGCAGCGCCTTGATAACCGGATGCCGTTGCAGCGCCTTGATAACCGGATGCCGTTGCAGCGCCTTGATCACCGGATGCCGTTGCAGCGCCTCTGTTACCGGATGCCGTTGCAGCGCCTTGATAACCGGATGCCGTTGCAGCGCCTTGATAACCGGATGCCGTTGCAGCGCCTTGATAACCGGATGCCGTTGCAGCGCCTTGATAACCGGATGTCGTTGCA